CCAGCCATATTTACATCTTCTTCTGTATACAAGTCAATCCAATCACCCTTTTTGATAATTTCGGGCATTTGTTTATATGTTTTAATCTTTACTTTCATATTGTTTTCGTTATAAATCAAAGCCAATCTTTGGTTTTCTTCCAACCTCGAACTTTGATATTCGTTCTATATTTGTTGAATTTATTATCTTCTGATATATGAGCTTGTTGAATAGATACACTTCTTTAAATATTTCCACATATTCTTCAACTTCTTTATCACCAGTAAGATATTCAGATTCAATTATTCTTATAAACATGACATAAATAAAAAAGAATAGCTGGTGGGAATCTGACACTATTTGTCTGTTACCCTTGCTCCCACCACCTACTCTTCCATTATTTTACCACTCTTTAAGAGCTTCTGTTATACTATTCTCCTTTATGGGGCTGATATTCTTTGGTGTTTTGGGTCTCAACTTTAGATAACAATCCAAATCTACTGCATACTGTCTCCAGTTTGGAAGATATACATTTCTTGTCTTGCCTTCAATAACCAAATCATTCTCACAATTAGCTTGATTAAATACCCAGTTGAGAGGAACTTTATTTGTTTTGTTTATTACCAAGAAACCAAAATCAAGCACCTTAAAGTCTTTGAAATAATCATCCTTTGCAAGATTCTGCTTAAGTATATAGGTATATATCTGTGCCTGCATCCAATACTGCCATTTCATAAATGATTTGGCAAATTGATACTCTTGGTCACCAGTTGTCTTTACATCCTTGATATAGATAATCTTCTTATTGTGGTCAACAACCAGTAAATCAATCATGCAGCGAAGCTTCACACCATTATATTCACCCTTGAACTTTAGTTGATGAAGCCTTTCTATACCATCAAAAGGGTTGTCTTCCCTAAAGAAAAACTCTGTTGCTTCGCTTGTTTTGAAAGCCTCGGCACAATCTTTTGCATCTTGTGCCATTTCTGTTGAAACAACCTCCTTATCACCGGCTTTAATCATCATCTGGTAATAAGTGTTTGCGCCCTCTCTGATTTTATCAGCTTTTGTATCAGCCTTCCAGTTGTTCTGATATATACCAAACCTGTCAAGATAAGATACAATTGTTGCTGATGGAATATCATATAGAGATGAGTGAATATTACCAAGTTCTTCCTTTATTGCTGTTACAACAAGCTTATAATCATCTGATATAAGTGGTATTGTACATACAAAATATCTCTTATTGAACTCTTCCTCTCCTTCTGTCATAAGACAGTCAACCATACTGCCAAAAGAAAGCGCTTGTGATTCTTCTTTATCGAACAGCTGGTCAAGCTTTGAGAATCCCTCTCTATAGAATTTGCTTATTGATGAAAAGCTCAATGCTTCATCAGCTCTATATGTTGGCTCATCAACAAGCCAAGATATATCTTTTAATGATTTCTTACTCATTTGTATTACTTATTTTTTTCATTACTTCAAGACTTGCGAGAAGGCCTTTTATGCTTCTTACTTCAAAGAAATATGTCTTTGGAATATTTTCTATCACCTTCAAGAATAACTTCTTTTTATATGGCCACAAATCATTAGGATGTCCTTTTGCTTCAACATAAAAAGCAAAACCATTCATTCGGAGCAGAAAATCTGGTGTATATCTCCAGCTTTGAAGTGCTTCTGGCTTATCTGTAAGAACTGTCATTTTACTTGTAGCCGGGTCTTTCTTTTTTGTGTTTTCAGGAATACCATTATAATAGTATTCTTTCTGTGGTCTGAAACCTTCCCACAACACAAAATGCTCAAGCTCATATTCTGGATTATAACCTAATGAGATAAGCTTTTTATAAACTCTTTCTTCAAATTTACTCCTAAAGTTTATATTCTTATAGGTTACAGCTGTGGCGCCTTTTATCTTTTTATTTTCTGCCATCACTTATCAAATTATATCCAATATATTAGTTTCCTGTTTCTTTCTTGCATCTTTTTGTCTATTTCAGCAAAGATATTTGGAAACTTCTCTCCCGTTCTTGCACACCTTGCTGGATGTGGACAACATATAACATTATCCTGATTCAGCACATTCTTAAATGATTGGGCAACATCTCCCATAAGAACAAATATAAGGTTGTCATCTCTTTTTTGCAAGTTTGCAAGCAATGATTTTGTAAAAGGTTTCCATAAATTTGAATGGCTTCCAACTTTATTAACCTCAACACTTAATGCAGAATTTAGTAGCAACACACCCTGTTTACACCAAGATTCAAGCGTAGGGAAAACACTATCTATAGTAGAGAACGGTAGGTCAAAATTACAATATTCATCTACTGCATTATATAAAATCTTTAATGATGGCGAGAAGTTTGATGGTAGAGTTCCTTCTTTATTACCAAAAGCTATACCTGTCGCGGTTCCTGAAGTTGGGTATGGGTCAAGCGCGAGAGCAACCACCTTCAAGTCAGAGAGTTTGCAGCACTCGAAAACCCTAAACAGGTTCTCGGGTGCTGGGCAAATCTCTTTTGTCTGGATGATATACCCAAGAGTATTAAGAATCTTATCCAGAATGTTGAAGTCTATAACCTCTGACCACTCTCCAAAGAATTCTTTTGCATCCATTACTCGTTGGCTTTTGCCATTTCAAATATTCTTCTTGCTATTCCAGTCCTATCTATACCAACATTCCTTACAAAGTTGAGTGTATAGTTATCAAAGTCTTCATTGTTTACCTTGCCAGAATAATCTACAAGATATTGTTCTGCAAAGTCAAGACCAGCCTCATCAATATCCTCAATTACATTACCTTCATCATCATATTGAGCAATAGCAATAGGAAGATACTCGCAGCATCTGAGCTTTCCGTAACTATCTTCATGGGGAACTGCAACTATATTAGCAGGATTTACCAAACATACCAATCCTGTATCTCCATAATATCCTTGCTTTAACCAGCCAGGTCCACCTTGGTGAAGCCCTCTCGAGCAAGAATTCTCCTGGCATTTGTCTGTATCCTCTCTTGGCATACTTACAGGCTCGCCAATCTTTATTGTAAAGGTGTGGCTATGGTGGTCTGTGAATGTAGTTTTGTCAACAGTTGTTTCACCAATCTTGTTATACAGGTCATCAAGTGTTACAAGAACATTATCTTGTTTTACAAGCTTTGATTCTTCTGTTGGCATACCAGATTCATCAAGATAGTCATAAGTATATCTCTTTGGAGATTTCTTTTGACCTTTAATTTTAATCCAGTCACCAGAAACCCTTTCTGTTGCATACTTACCATACTTGCCCTCGTGTTTAAAGTCTGCATTTCTATAGGTTACAAGCAGACCATTCTTGGTAATCTTGATATTCCATCTCTTAATGAACCAGAAGATATTGTTTCTTACCCTGCTGTCTGGATTAAGTGAAACCAAAGTCCAGAAGTTAAGGTATGTTTCAAGCAAAACTTCATCACAATCTTGCTCTGCTTTGATTATAGCCTCAACAAAATCCTGTGGTACAGTAAGCTCTGAAATAGATGGAATGTATGCACTATTACCCCTAAACTCTACATAATTAGACTCTGTTTCACCATTATATACAGAAAGAACCTCTTGTGATACCACTTTCTTATCATCATCAACATCCTCTTCAGGGCACATAAGTGCTTGAATTTCATCATCATCAGAGGCTTCTTTTATTGCATTAAGAAGCTCTTTTGATGTATCAGTAGAAACCATAACGGTTCCATCACTGAGCGTTACACTCAGAAACTTGTTTGTTTTGATTATGTTCTTTATCATCTTTGTTTGAATATAGTTCTACAAGTTTATTATATCCTTCCCTACTTATATCTGGACAGTTTATGTTTGGTAAAGATGCACATAGTAGAGATAGCATATATGAATAGTTATTATCTTTCATAGATGTGTAAAACTCTATACAATTAAGCATATCTACCGATGGGTTCATTGCTTCAAGAATATCATCTATTGGTTCTATGCTATCCCAGAAAGGAGTGATATACTTCTTTAGTTTTGCGACTGAAATATATGTACTACAATACATTCTTAAAGCATCAATAAATGCTTTCATTTCTTTTGTTGGTTCCAGTACATTCAAACAGTCGTAATACATATCTGGATTATACCAATCTTTTTTCTTTATAATCTCGAATGTTTTTATGAACCTCATCCAATACCTCTTTGGGTCTATGAGTTTGTTCCAATCAATAAATCCATCTTTTCCAAACAGTTCTTTCTTTGTTTTTTCTCCTACTTCTATAAATTTTACACCAGACTCAAAATCCTCATCTTTTCTTATCAACCACTCTGGTATGCTACTCAATTCTATGGGCAACACATTTTCAGCCTTTGTAAACATGATATATGTATCACCATCATTTAACAACTGTTCAACCCTATGTTTTTGTTGACAAATAAAATTGCCATGATTATAATAGGATACATTAATATTCTCTGTAATATAGGTATTTTTTCTTGAATATTGTGATTTAAATTCATCTGTTACAAGAGAATCGCTTATTTCTGGTAGGCTATTCCACACATCTATACATAGTTTCTTATATATCGCAAGTGTTAATCTGTCACAATCAACTATGGCATAGTTCGTTAAAATGTTTTTCTTTACATCCCTCTCATCTTTTTGTTTTAATATTGTAAACTTGTTATAGTTTTCCAATACATACTGTTTCAGATAGTAATTGAATGTTTTGAATCCACATCTGTAGAAACTCGTATCTTCATATCTTAATTTTTTATCGTTTATATCACTGAGCGATACGCCAAAATCTTTCGTGCTGATATGGTCACCCTTTTTATAATGTGAAGAATAGAATGGATTTATATCTGATACACATGTTCCAAGATTTTTAATCTGGTCAACGTTTAATCTCTTACCATAAACAGTAGATTTTTCTGCAATAATCTTAGATATTATATCAAATTTGATATTTACATATATATTATAGTCTTTATTCAGAACCAAACTTATATCACCGTTACAAATAAGTGGTATTATATCTGTTTCGAGATTTTTTGCAACATTCTGTGATGCAATTTCTTCAAGCTCTTTCTTTACATCATCATACTTTTTCTTGATAAGTGTTTCAGATGTATTGTTATACAGAATATCTTCTCTGTTTGGAGTTACTGAAATTTCACCAATATTAAATCTTGGGAATATAACATATTCTCCGTATCGCGTTTGGCTTTTATATATGTAATCATCTGAATCTCTGTGACTATAATCAACCCTATACAATACGTTGCCAAGAAGAACACATTGTTCTGATGCACAATCTATTGTAACACAAGAGAATGTTTTGAAGTTGATAATCTTTCTTTTGTTAAACTCATTTACATATTTATCAAATTCTCTACATTTCTGATATGAGTAGTTGTATCCGTAGCCATATTTTCCATATGTTTCACTTTCTGTAAGACCGTTGTTTATATAAAGACCATCAAAGAAAGCTAACTCCTTTACTGCTTCTGTTAGTGTGGTGTAATTTAAATCTATCGTTGGTTGACAGTAAACTTCAAGACCATTTCTTTCTTTCGTCGCAGATATTGATACCTCATCTATGTTTACAGCCATACCATCCTTATACAACAAATACTTGTATTCCGTACCATTATATCTATTGGTAATTGTTGCACTATCAGATACAGCAAGCACTGACATCCTGCCTATGCCGAAGGCCCCGATATATTCATCACTATCTCTTTTTGTTGATGAACCAATGAATCTATATATGGCATTAAATCTTTCCGGAGATATGCCAGTACCAAAATCCTGTATCCTTATATACCACTTACCATTATTCCTGCCAAAGTCAAGAATAATAGGGTCTTTTGTACCAGCCTCTTTATGTGAATCTATTGCATTTGATATTGTTTCTCGCAGGAAAGAATTAAGTGGTCTTGAATACAGGTTCGTTGAAAGGATTTGTGTAATAAAGTCTATATTCTTTACATCTATGGATACTCTGTTTTGTTTTAGTTCTCCATAGACCTCAACGTCTTGTGTTGTGTTATTTAATATCTTCATTTATAAGTTTTTGAATTATATCATACAAACCCTTTCTTCCGTGCATCTTCACAAAATCTGAAGGGTCTTTACATTTATATTCTTCTGGCAATTCAATTTGTTTGAGGTTAAACATCTTACACATTTTCTGCCCATCTATCCTACCATGATTTTCCTCTGCCGTGAAATCATTGTCATAAAGTATATAAATTGTAGTGAATCTTGATTTAAGCTGATTAACTATTTTCTCTTTTGGTATATAACCCTCACCCTGTAAAGATGTTGAAGGTATGCCAGTGTTTTCCCATAGACATAATGCATCTTTACGGGATGAGGTTATAATCAAAATATCTCCACTTGGTGGAAGTTTGGTCCATAAATCCCATACAGAAGAATTGTGTTTGCTCATCCATTTGCAGACTTTGCTATAAGGCTGATAAATCTTTAAAGATTTCTTGCCATCCTTAAATTCTACATAACAATACGCATATTTTTCTGCTGGATAAACTCTTTTTCCACCATTAGAATCTATGAAGAATATCCTTGATATAGGATAAACATCACCAAACTTCAACCAAGGTAAAGATATTCCATAAAGTTCCCAATATTCCAAGTCATAGTCTCTCCATTCACGAGTTTGTACCTCTATATTATATGAAGAGACTATTTTCTTGGATTTGGTAAGCCTTTTTGTTTTGATTTGCAGTTCTGAATCAACTTTACTATTATCAAGAACAACCCTTCTTTTTGTTTCTTGAAAGTCTGTATTCCAGATTTTCATTAACAGGTCTATTATACCACCGGTTTCATTCGTGGCAAAATCCCTAAACCTGATATTGCCAAGCTTTGAAATATATAGACTTAATGATGGATTATCATCTTTTCTATATGGTGCATTTATTACACATGGTATATTGACTATGCCAATATACCTTTGCAATATTACATCTTGTGGTATTTTCTTGAAAAGTTCATCAATATGTGAACTTAAACCCTTACTAAAAGGCATGAACTTTATTTGTTTTTGTTAGGCTTGAGGTTTCTTAAACCAAGGATTTGCAGGAGCTGCACCACCTGCTGTTGGTGTAATGGTTGTAGGGTTCTCTACATACTCTGCAAGGTCTGTGATAGCATCAAGATTGCCAAAGTCTGTGTTTGGATATCTTCCGTTATTCTTGGCATCAACAATTGCATCGTGAAGATTGTTATAGTTTCTTGTAGATGCTCTCATCGGGAACTCAATAAAGAAGTCCTGCCACAGTCTATTCTGGTCATCCTTCCTTACACCAACCATAAGCTTAAGCTCATTCTCTGGCTGATAAGAAAGAATCTCACGAATCTCACTGAAATCACCATCAAAGAGCTTGCTTACATTTTCAAGCCTACACTCTGAATCTGCTGGATTATCTACAAGCCCAGCAGGTTTTCTATCAACAAACTTAGTAACATTGGGAATGTTAAGAAGTGCTACAAGGAAACCAATCTCCTTACCATTGTTTCTGGTAAGATATTCCTCGCCAGTATAAAGCTTGCGATAATTGTTGGTTATGTTGGCTGGACCATTTGTATACTGAGGGATTGCGCGAGCATCAAACTCTGCATCTGTAATCCAAGCGGTTCTACCATACTGGTCCATAATCTGGGATTTTCCAAAATTTGAACCAACCCTTGTTGTGTCAAGTAGGCTGTACCTTGCATTGAAGAACTCACGCTTTCCATCAATTTCGGTAGAAAGTGTGAAGTTCAGTGAAACCCTCTTGGTCTTTACACCATTGAAGTCTACCTCTGTAACAAAACTTCTCTCTGCGCTCTCAATTTCATGACCATAGAGCTCGCTGAGTTCCTTATTAGACAAGTTTACACCGTGGCACTTGAAAAGACCAACACCAACATATCTCTTAATACCACCGTTTGCTACACTTTCCTGTCCTCTTGAGAATGCCATAATTAGTCCTCCTGAATTTCTACTGTTTCACCTTCTACACTTGCTGGAGTGCCATCAGCAGGCTCTTCAGCTACCGGTTCTTGCGGTTCAGCAATATTAATTGTATATCCACCATCTCCATTCTCAACAAGAACGCCAGCCTTGGGGACATACTTTGTAATGGTGAGTGCACGACCATCCTTATCTACCTTCTGGGTGCCGTCCTCATTAACAGCAGGAAGAACAACCCTGTCAATAAGGTCGCTTGAAGTATAACCACCGGTAAGTGCTATAACGCCCATTTCAAAACCCTTAATCTGAGCCTCAATAACAGTCTTCTCATCTTCGAGTTCCTGCATTTGCTTTGCAATCTTTGCAAGCTTCTGGTTGAGTGGATAATTGTTCTGTGCAGTTCTCTTGAGCACTGCAACCTGACGTGAATTTAAAGTCTTCATTTAATTAAATGTTTTAGTTGTTTGTAATTTGGCTTAAAAGCCAGTAATAAGTTTTTCTTGTTTGTTTATTTTTCCCAGTCTTGTATTTTACTTTTCTGTATATCATCTTCTCCTTCAAGATGGCAACCACACCTATCACAGTAATACTTGATTCTTATATGGTCGTTATCTATTCTCTCCCATTCCTTATCAGTATCTACAAGTGTTTTACAATTTGGACAGTATGACATGACTACTTATAATATTCATCTATTGCCTTTACTACTGCACCAAGGTCATTTGGAATATAATCATCCTTAAACATTCCCTCTGGTGTTTTCGCCGGAATCTGTGTAGAGCCAACCTTTATTGAATGTGTATAGAATCCATAAGATGGTTTGCCATTATTATCATACCTTATTTCAGCATAGAGCACGATTGGTACAACCTCTACAGGATTATATTGATTGTCTATCATTGTTCCAACGGTTGCAACCTTATATCCAGTAAGAGTCTTATCGCTAACAACATCCTCGCTATGGAGAATCAAGAACACATTAAGATTGTCTCTAGCGTTTTCACATGTCTGGATTATCTGCTGAAAATGCTGCGCAAGCTCTGTAAACTTTGTATACCCTACTTCCTTTGCCCTCTTGAAGAACTCTTTTCTCATGACGTAAATAGAATCATCAACAACAAGTGTTTTGATGTTTGGCATGTTTGCATCAACGTGTTGTATAAATGATATAAGAGCGTCATATGTATCAATACCTATAAGATTCTCTTTCTCCTCGTTAAATATTGAAGAGCTTCCCTTGAATGGCAATCTCTTTTTCAATACGTTAACAACAACACTTTCATCTGGATTTAGTGTCTTTATTGAAGTGGATTTTCCAGAACCACTCTTACCAAGAATAATACTAATATTACCCATAAATTATTTGTTTCTTTTAAACCTAAATTTACTAAATATTTTCAAGAAAAATGTCTTTTCTCTTCTTTTTTGTTCGAGAGAATCTATGTAAGAATATACTGCATTTAGAGCCTGTGTATCTTCGGGTCTTGGAAGTTCTGCCCAGAAAGAAGACGCACCATTGAAGAATAATGGACAGATATTGTTGTTTGCACCATAATCCCTATCATCAATTATCTCCATGAATCTCGAATAGTTTTTAAGCTTTGTTATGTCATACCCACTGAACTCTTTCTTGTTGTGCTTGAATGGAGAATATAGACCAATCAGCATATTGATATCTCTGACCACGGTCTTTGCATCACCAAGATTTGCTGCACTTGGCTTCATTGCATCCATCTTCATTGCATCAAGTGATTCTGCTGCAAGACTCTGATGTTGAACCAATACCATTATATAATTAAGTTGATTTCTTAATGTTATACAGTATTTTGACATCTTATCAATGGTTTCTCTCATTGTAAGACCTTTCTCTGTTGTCAGGTTTGCAGCGTTGTCAATTATTACTATCCTATATTCTTCTTCATCATTTGGTGTGTATGGATTATCTGGGTCAAGCTTCATTCTTGTCTCTTCTTCACCGGTTACTTCATTTGTTGTTTTATAAGGAATATGGTTGAATTTTCCATTCTTTTCTGCATAATCTCTACAGTATTTATTTATGCCTGTGGGATTGGCTATGGTGTCTATATATTCAATATGTTCCTCATAAAATTTGATGTATTTCTGGTATCTTTCAGTGTTAAGTAAATCCAATATATTCTGACTGATTGGTTTTTCGTTGTTAACACTTCTTAAATCAACTGGAGAAACAACAATGTTATCAAGCCTATAAAGAAGATGACTCAAAAACTCAAGATATTTTGTTTCGGCATTAACCTCAAGAGTAAAGTATATAACCTTAAATCTGAATTGTGGATTATCTATTGCAAAGAATAATGGTTCATACACAAACATAAAGTCACAGAATTTCGACTTTCCAATCTTGGCGGACGCTGTGATGCAAACATACCGACCTCTTTCTATACCCGGTACAAGGCTTCTAAACCTTGGAAATGGAAATGGTATACAATTATACTTACCACTTTCTGCTCTTTCTTTTCTCTCTACAAGGTCTTTGAATACCTTACTGAATCCCATGATTACTTATCTTGTTCTGGAAGCTCTGCAACTGTAAACTTACCTTTAGTAGCAAATTCTACAAGTTTCTTATAACTTGTTATCCAGCACCCACATCCATCATATCCTATGATTACAACAACAGGCGTGTTGATGTAATCATCTTTTACCATAGCATCTATTTGTTGCTGGTTTCCACCATAAGCAAGTATTGCTTGTTTCAGCGTATCAATATCTTTCTCTGTCTTTGGTATGCAAATCCAAGCGTCGTTATCACAGCTTCCGCAGAAAAGGAAGTCTTCTTCAGAGCCTTCGCTAACACACATTTCTTTAAGCCTTCCCCTTATGATACCAATCATTGTCTTGTCATACTTAAGGCACTCTTCTTCATCATCGAATTGTGTACCATCACAAGCTTCATACTTGTACTTGCAGATTGTTTCTTCAATCTTAATTTTTTTCATTGTTGTTTATTTTTAGTTGTTAAACCATAGTGTTTTGCCATCCTTCTGTTGTTTCTTCAACACCAGAACGCAATAATTCTATTTCATTTGCGAGTGGAGAATCATAACTACCATTCTTTGTATTCCAAATAAAGTAAACCATAGTTCTCATCTGACCACTGTCTTTATAGTGCTCCACATATTTCTTTGTTGCTTCCCTTATTTCATCAAATGTGTAATCATTGTTGAATTTAAGAAAGAAGCTTCTCAACCTTTCAACAGCAGCTGATGGTGACATTCTCCAAGGATATCTGTTACCTTGTTGGTATCCTTTTGGAAATAAAGCAATCAGGTCGCTTGCCAGCTCTTTAAGCTCTTTATCTGTTTTTGTTGGAATTCTCTTGTCAGAATCAAGAACAACTGCATTTACTGCATCAACACCAGCTTTGGTAATTCTATAATCAGCAAAGATATTTCCATCTTGTGTTATATAACCCTTACTTACAAGGGATTGTTGAGCCCTTTCTATTGAACAACCTCTTGATAGAATCAGCATATATAATACCTCTTCATCAGTAAGGTTGTTCTTTAGAAATGTTTCTGTTTGTAATAATAAGTTCATACTATATATCTTTATAGTTGAGTTCTTTTATATACTTTTCATCTATACCCTCAAGTGCCATTTTTAGGAATTCTTCATCTCTTGTATTCTTATAGTAGAAGATGTATATCTCTGGATGTTCAGACCTGTACATTCTACCAGTCTTTTGGGTAACTCTTATCGGAGAGCCATCAAGCTGAACTATTATACCAGCTTCTATGTTTGTAAGGTTCATTCCCTCCATACCCTTGAACACAAAGAAAAGTTTGTTTATAAACTCTACATTGAATGCATCTACAAGAGAATCGCTATCAGGTTTTTTAGAATGTACCGCATAGTCACCACCAAGAGCATCACATTGCTGAATGTTTGTACAAAAACAAATATACCTTTTGTTTTTTATCTTCTCGATAAGTTTTGGCACAAGTGGTGTTTTTAGCGAGCCCAAGAAATCTTTTCTCTGGCTACCATATTGCATCTGTTTGTTCTTTGCATATTCTTTATTCTTTCCTATCTTGGATTGTTTCTTCCAGTAGTTATATTGTTCACAAAGATACAGATACTTTTGGTATGGAGTACATTGCACTGTCATCCTTATGTTTGGGAAGGTTCTTTTATCTTTCTTGTATACCCATCTTGTTTGATAGTTTGCAGTAACATCTATTCTCAACTCCTTTTGACCCCATTCTTCTATAAATGTTTCAGATGCAACATTGCTTGACAGATATAGTGGTATGGTATAATATGTTGGTTCTGGCAACCATCCATTTGCTATTGAATCCTGAATTGTTACATCATCTGTAACAAAAGCACCAAAACAACTATTTAGTATTGGTAAAAGTTTTCTTTTTGGAAAAGTAGCACTAAGACATAGGATATATTCAGATTTCATCGTGGCTATTATATCTTGTTTTAACTGCGGTCTTAAATGATGCGCTTCATCAAAACATATAAAATCCCACTCTGTGTCCTTATATTTATGTAGTGATGCATAGCATTCTACAGTTATATCTTTAAATAACTTTAATGCTTTCCACTTCTTGAATTCATCTTGCCAGTTTTTCTTGTGTAATGTTTCAGCAACTACAAGCAAAACTCTTTTTGGCTTCATTTTCTTAATGAATTCAATAGCAACTTTACTCTTGCCGACACCAGTAGAATAGCTTACTATCATCCTTTTATTTTTAATAAGCATATCTACAGCATTTGCTTGTAATTCATCTTTTGTCATTATTCTTCTTTATTGTTTTCTTTTATAAATTCACCAAACATTGGTCCAAAATTAGATTGTTCCATATATGCTACTTGCGGAGCTGGCCTTAATGTAAACAATCTTTCACAAGCTTCTGTTGTTATTGCAACCAATCTTCCTGTTCTATAAGGATTATTACCAGATTCACCATCTTTTACCTCTATAATAAAATGACCACCATCATCAATAACTTTCTGGCAATTTTCGCAAGGATTGTTATCAACCATATCTCTTGGTGCTTCAGCATCTCCTTTAAGTTTTCCCAACAAACCAATACCAGTTTCCTTTCCACATATAGGACAATGTAATATACTCGTGTTTACTCCATGTTTCTCTGATAATCTAATACTTCTGCTTGACATCTTTTTGGTAGTTTAATATTTCCTGTCTTAATTTATATAGGAATTGGTTTGCTATTGAAAACTTTAATAGCATTGTATCATTCCTCTTTTGGTTTTTTATCTTCTCTGTCATAAGATATGTTTATTTCACCACCATTATGTACATAAAAGCCGGCCCATATTATAAGTATCAGCGCAAGAATTGCTGCTAAACACACAGTTGCTATTATTATTTTTAGTAATATATTCAGTATCATATCCTACGTATTAAAATCTTTTATTTCATCATAGTTGTTGCTACGGTATTTCTTTATATACCACAACAGTCTTTGTGAGTACATATTTCTTTTCTTCAACGCACTATAGTATTCCTTGCTCTGCATTTTGGAAAGAGATAGTTCAGCAATCCAAGTTCCCATGAGCTCGCCCATTTGAATTGCCCTGTTTCTATAATAATCATCTTTTCCAATCAACCATTTTATATGTCTGATTTTTACAGGATTCATATTATTTTAATTTAATAGTAATCTCTACTGGTATTGGCTTTTTATCCTCCCACTTAATTTGGGGCAATAAATCAATTTGTAGCGAGAACCCATCGCCTATCCATATACTATTATATTTGATAGGCTTTTCATTATATAGAAATAATCTACCATCTTTGTCTCTTGCGACAAAGCCTTTTACTGTTACTTCTTTCTGATGTTTCTTATGGAAGAACTTGTCGGCTATTTCTTTGCCGAATTGTAGAATTTCTTTGCGTGTCATAAACTTTTTATTCAAATATTTTCCTGTAATGCTCACATAAAGCCTTCCTTGTCTTGAAACAAGACCAATTCTTGTAGAAAACTCTTTCATCTCCGTTATAATCAAGGCGGACTATCACTGATTGTAAGCTCCGATTTTCCACAATTATTGTTGCCCTTGCTATCCTCTGTGTTTCGGGCAGAAACACCCATACTTTATCTCCACTCATAGTTATATATGTCTCTCCAGCTTTTATTTCTGTCTCTGTTCATTAAATCTGTTTAAAATCTCTTGACAATAGACTTGTGTAAGATATTTTGGTCTATTTGGTTCGCTTTCATAATTGTCGGCTATCTTAAATATGGTTTTAACATCCTCCCATGATAACGCAACGTCTAGCTTTACTTCTATATGGTCAACAATAGCATCTTTAGACTCAAATTCAAAATCAATGTTAAAGTCATTGCCGTTGTATTTAAGTGGAATATCAGCAGAGTTAAAATACTCGCCGATGCGTTTTACTTTTTTATATAAATCTAATAGCGTCATTATTCTTCATCTGTTAGTTTTGGTAAATACATCCAATGTGTTACTCCGGGAATATTCCATCCATCATATGTTACAACATCATAATGTTTTATCTCGCCGGTATCAATATTTTTCCCATTCCACCCATCAAGATTAGGTCTGTGTCCATAGCATATTTTATGTGCATTTGGAACAATCTTTCCATTGATTTCATCGGTAAGCACAATCACTTCTTCGTCTATTGGAGGTAATGATTCTTTTACTGAATGCCAACCAAGGTCTTTCTTTGGCCACAATGCTTCAGCAACCATTTTTGCTGTTGTGTATCGTAGGTTTTCTTGTGAACTACAACACCCAGAAAGGATACCAAATGAATCAAATAACCACTTGTCTATCTCATCAAGTCTTAAAATATAATCACTCATTGTTCTTCTTTCTTTATGATTATTAGTTTAACCTTTTTACCAAAACGCAAATCATCTGATATCTTACTCATTGAACGAACATAGTTCACACCTTTTAAGTCGGAAACCACTTCTCCATCTACCGCATCTTTCAGCATCTGTTTCCGTTCCTTCATCATCCCGGCCAATATTGCGTGGTCTTCAGCAAGCTCAATTGTTTCGCTATCCTGTTCCCGTTGCCACTCGGCACCGGCCTTGAAACACTTTTCAGTATGTCCGATTGCATCAAATGGTAAGCCTTCGCTTGCGCCCGTGTGATAGTCATTGTCCTCCCAATTATTATAGGCATATTCTTCTGCCGCATCGTCAATGTTGGAGGGAAGATAAGGTTTGGAAATGGTTTTAATTGCTTCTACAATTTCTTCTGTAATAGGTCTTTCGTAACCAAGCCAAGTTAATAGACTATTTAATACTAAAATTGCTTTATCTCTTGTCATATCGCATTGATTTTTTCAATTAACTCTCGAAGGATTAGCCGCTGCCCTGTATATACATCAAAATCTTCTTGAAGGTGGGATAGTTTTGTTTTTGCCCACCCCAGCAGTGCGTCCTTGCTGATGTATTCTACATTTGAGGAATTTTCCTCCTGAGCTTCACTAAAAGTGATACTTGGTCTTGGCTCTGTTCTTACATGAACATAAATCTTATCTGGTGCTTTCATTGATGTTCCTCCCCTTTTTTGTTAAAGACGGGAAACTCTTTCGTGCCCACATTTTGCACATCTTAAGAGACGCATTGGAACTCCAGCAGGAAAAGATACAGTATACACAATTTCAATGAACTTATAGTCGTGAATACATTTCTCTTGGTCTACAAGGTATATTTTTGGTGTGGCGCCATCCATTTCAATCTGCCACCTGCTCCACCAATGCTTCTTATATTTTCTGATAAGATGAACGGAATCACCACTACCAATCAATTCGTATTTTTCTTTCATTTGCTTTCCTCCTTTCTTGCGTTATACCCTTTGTTCCAGAGGTGGTGAGTAATTTCAATAATTTTTCCCATGACGATGTGGACGCATTTTATTATAAGCCAATTTTAGTTTAATATGTCTGTCTATATCTATACCTTGCCATGCACAAAAATCAAGAAGGCGAATAATAGCATCTGCGATTTCGTCATTGACGGTATCTTTTATGTTTTTTTCAAACCAATCTTTGAACTTTTCGCTTTTAACACTTGGAATTCTATCAGGCAGGAGTGTGCCACTATTGTTATATAGACGTTTCCTGTCAGCCTCTAATGCCTCTGACAACTCGGAAACAACAAGCATTAATGTTGTACCAATCTCTCTTGGCTTATCATAAAATCCTTTCAAAACATTATCTGTGTGAATGTCTTTAGCCAAATTATTTAAATATAGATTTTTCATATTCTTTCCTCCTTTCTTGCATTAAGCCACCACTCGCAAAACCACATTGCCAGATAGCAGCCGATAAAATTGGTTGATGCCTGAACTGTTATTGCAATCCACAAATCAGTCTCGGCTATAAATTTGATTACAATAGCTGAAAAAGTATAACATATGCAATTAGCAAGAGAGGCTATTACCTTGCTTGCCTTAATAACCAAGATGCTCCTAACGATATGCAGAAATACATTGGTTAATGATATTATGATGTATAATACTATCATGGCTTTCTTGCGTTAAGGCCAAATTCGTAGATGTCATGCACAAATTCTGTAAATGTAGGTGCATAAAGTATCAAAATCCTTTGGTCTTTGGTTTTATTTAATTCACAATGCTTATACCAAAACTCTGCTGCCTTATTGTACCAACTTTGTTCGGATTCTTTCATTTTTTTCTCCAAATCCACCTCCGGCTGCTCCTTCTGAATAAAGTCATTACGAATGTATTCTATTGCATTCATATCTTGCGGAGCATAAGACATATCAATGGTCTTGTTGTCTTTTGTTCTCGCATATAGGTATTTCGGAAAGACAAATTTCCCGTTTTGAACCTCCGGCTGCTCCTGCTGGAGAGATATAATAAAATCACCAATATCTCTCAATGCTTCATACTCTTGTAATTTATCTCGTTGAACAACGCCTTCGGTTGTGCATATTAAATCTATTCGCCTTTCAATCTCGGCAATTAGTTTGTCTGCGGGAATGTATTTCATGGCTAAAATGTATCTGGTTGATTCATATAAATTTCATATTGAGCAACAGCATTTTCGGCATCCTCTCTATTGGAATAAGCATTTTGAAATCTTCTCTTATCTCTCTTGGAGTTTGCGGCATACTTTCTTCCATCATATCTATCCTTTTTTGCAATTAGATGGCAGGGAATTATCCCATAATCATGTACTGCATAAAATGTCTGTCTCATAAGCTATAACTTTTCAAGGTCTTGATGAAGTGATTCAAGAATATCTGCCATCTTAAAAGTTCTTGCTTCAACATAAGCATCACTTAAAGCTTCCATTTGTTCCTCGCTGGGCTTCCAGTGAGGATGCGTACGGAGGGATTTGAGCCAATCAATAGGACTCTGTTTCATTGTTGGGTCATCAATAGGATAACCTTGTTCCGTGGCCCACTCGTTAAACTTCTCTAGCCTATTTGAGATGATACGAAGCATTTCCTTATCTTCCTCGCTCCACTCTTGCTTTGTTTCTTTCAGATTATAGTTTTCTTCTACTAATTCTGCTATGCGAGCGTTTGATGTTTGCAATGCTTTCATTAAGCGTTCTTCTTTCTCACTTCGCTCTGCGGGCTTCTGCTCTTTTTCCATAGGTTCAGGAGCACTACACTCCTTAAAATATCTTTCGGGTTCTTTTATCACAAAGCCCTTTACAATTCCATCCTTTTCGCACTGGAATCTTTCACCTTCCTTGACTGTCAAGTGGTCAGCACGGGCACAAAATGCACGATGGCAGATATACCATTTACCCGCTTTTAATTCAAGGTGAGACATCTGTTCTTTCTGCCGTTCTTTATATATAAAGCCTTCACGAAACCCTTTAGCAAATGTAAGTTCTCTTGAGTTATCCTCCAAGCCATCTACTGTAGCAGATGCGCTTTCATTGTAGAATTTCCAAGCCTTGCCAAGCGCTGATTCAAAAGATTCTTTTTCCTCATATATCGGGGCCATACGGTCATAATTTTCTTTATACTTCTGCCTTTCGAGGTAGGCAATCGCATCTTTAGTGTTTATATTACAAAGAGCATAACGACCAGAAAAGAAACCGATAATTTGTTTCCTTATCTTCTCATCTTCATTCTCCTTCTCTCGCACTATAATCTTCCCATCCTTAATTTCTGCTTCCATATTTTCTGGAATAGTATATTCCCAGCCATTTAATTCAGAGTCCTTTGCTCCGAATGGAATTTCTATTGTCTTTTCCATATCTCTATTTAATTACTATATTCTAATCAAACACCTCAAAGGGCACACCAATTTCATCCTGTGTTACTACTGCTCCGTCATATTCTATTATAATGCGACAATGAGGACTAAAATTCTTTTGTAACCATTCATTAAGGGGTTTTGCGAGTTCCTCTAACTCTTTTATTTTATCAGAATCCATATTAACTATTGATTAAAATCTATAACTTTATTTTCCGCCCAGCGTAACTCGGAAAGAAGAATATCCATAGGAACCATATTAGCCAAAGCATTACCAATTATAGCATCTATATCTGCCCGGAGTTCTTCACGTGTTATCATAATTTATTTTTTTTTGAAAACTAATAACAGTTCTTATGTTCGTTTCTTCTGCGTTTTGCATATAGCAATCGGAATGAAGAACTAATGAGCCTTTTTCATTTAGTAGATAGTGGGCCTGTTCTCTTTCACTTCCAATCCCTATAAAAACCTTAACATCGTTTGGGATACAATTAAGATATTCTTTCAGTCTGCCGACAGTTAATTGCTCTCCTTTATCGTAGTTCATACTATTTTCTTCTAATGTATATTTCTACTTCCTCGTTTGCATTAAATTGTTCTAAAAAATGCGAATTATCATCAACATCATCTCTCTCAAATTTCATCCAATTAAAATAATCGCCATGACCATAATTTTCTTTTATGATTCTGGCTTTACAGTAAAGAATATAATGATTACTGATATTCTTATTAGCATTGTGTAATTCACGAGCCCAGTATATTCCAATACATAAGTTGGCAACCAATAAAACTGCTATAATTATTTCCATATCACTTTATGTTTATAGTGTTCCTATTTGAATCTCGCCCTTAATCTCGCCCGAATGTTTCATCAGGACATCAACCACCTTATGCCGCGCGTCCTTGTTTCCGCAAACTATAATTCTCGGTATATCAAAAATGTGACACTTATCCGTGCCTTTTTCAACACTTGCATCATCTTGTCGTAAAGCCTCCAATGTTGCGAGTTCTTCTTCCGTAAGTGTAAACTGATGCATTTCTGCAAGTTCACGGAAGGTCAAGTTTCCAAGTCTAATTCCCATATCACTTTTTATTTTGTCCTTTATAACAATCACAGGTTTTACAGTAATTCTCATCTTTTACATAGCCGTAAAGTAAAGACCAGCATCCCCAAAAAGGAGTTTCAGCCCCTGGATAGTTGCACCAACTCGGTTGCTTTTTTATAGGCTCTTTCATATTACTTTATTTTAACATAATTCTCGGCTCTTCCCATATACCCTTAATTTGCTAAAAAATGTGGCGAGGATTAAATTATTATCAATCCCCGCCACGCAACAACAATAACACTGAAAGTTTAGTCAAGATATGTTTTTTGTATAAACACAATCCTGTTTTCTTCAATCTTGTATCCTCTTGCTCGAAGCTCATTCCAGAGCTCTTGTGGTGTATAATCTGAAAGCTTTTTGCACTTAAGCTCTTGCTCAACTGGGCCAATATGTGGAATAGTAAAAGAATTGTCTGGTTGTTTTATTTCTACATCTTCACTTGCTTCTTTTTCTCTCTGTCTTTGAGCTCTTTTTGCAATCTTCCACCTTTCTTGTTTTGCTTTATGCACTTTTTGTACATCCTTATATATATTTATATAAAGAGTTTCAGTTGGCGCCATACTTGCAATCCATGTAAAGATATAATGTACACCAGATTCACCCTTCATATAATATCTTGTCTTCTGCAAGATACATCTTTTTACAAGTGCTGTTACACATTCTTCAAGAAATCTGTCGTTAAGTACCTTGAATCCATCTTTATACTCAACACCATTTGTAATACTGTAAATAAAATCAACTTTTTCCTTGATTCTATTCAATTTTTCTTTTGTTTTGTCCATAAGTTTTGTTGTTTAATTATTAATAAATTGTACCCGGTAAAGGATTCAAACCTTTGACCCGCAGATTAGAAATCTGCTGCTCTATTCAGCTGAGCTAACCGGGCATTTTGTTGAAGTGGAGTGGCTCGAACACTCAACCTACAGAACCAAAATCTGTTGCTCTACCAATTGCGCTACACTTCAAAATAAAGTAGATGTAAACTCCAATAAGTGTCACTCAATCTTTTAATAATTTAAATTAATAATAAGTACAGAGCAATTACATCTACTTTGTGGTCCCTGTAGGACTTGAACCTACGACTATCTGATTATGAGTCAGGTACTCTGAACCAACTGAGTTAAGGGACCGTTTTGGTGCTCAAAGATATAAATATTTTTGAACACCTTGTATAACTATTGTAGATTTTTTGTGATAACTTTTATTGTCAGACTTAAAATTAAAGGTTAAACATAATAAAACAATAGTTATACCAATTGATAAAACAAATTTAATCCATAGTAAGAACAAACAAAATATAGAGCATACCCCAAAAAGAAAAAAAACATGTATTATTATATTCTTACTATGGATTAATCTGTTTTGCTTACTTCTCCACACACCCTATTTCTACAACTATTGTATTGGTATTGTTGAGAATATTATATTCTGTACGGTTACAGATGTTCTGTCTATATTATCTACCATTTCCAACACTCCAACATCACCGTCAACATCAAACATTATAGTTATTTGTCCTTTTTGTTTCGGTGGTTTTACTACATTTTCTACTGTTGCAAGATGTGTATCTTTTGTAGATTTATTGTAGATATATATCTTATCTCCTTTGTTTAGTTCTGAAAACAGTTTCATTGTGTTTGTTAATTTGATTTTGTGATTAAAAACAAGGTACCTTGGTTCTTTTTTTTGTTTTACAATCATGAGTTATGCAAAGAGGCACCTATTATGGGAAGAAAACCAGCAGCTTAACACTGTGATGGAAAGAACCCCCTTGAAAATTAAACAACAACACTAACCATTCAAAGATAGTCATTCTTTTCATAGAATGATATGATATTAAGGGCTTTTGCAAGCCCTATATCAACAGCTGCTATTATTGCAAACCATATAAACAGATTTGATTCAACTATAGATTCTATGCCTGCTATGAATACTATCCAGAATAATATGGATACTATTATATATATCCATATTATCAAATCTTTGATTTTACTTTTCATATTACTGTTATTTTATTGTTATTAGGACTTATGGGAGATTTCACTCTCCCATAAGCAATTGAGCTTATATTATTATTCTGCACAAAGTCAAAGACAATGTTAAAGCCAAAGACCCGCCAATAACCACTTGAAGTCAAAGGCTCAAAATGATTATTGTATGGGTTATTGACGGCGAGTAAAATAGATTAACATTTGTAATTAATTTATTTATTCTAATTCAGAATATATAATATAATACATTAAGGTTTTACACTATTCGGCTCTGTCCTTAATTACCCAATATATAAGAAAAAGGAATAGTATCGCATCATATTTGCGCATACTGTGATTCGGATTTAACTTAGTTAAATTTTAGGTTATGCGATACTATTCCTTTAGTGTTACTTTCCAACGCTATCAAGCTTATAAAAGATTCCTGTCAGTGCGTTAGGGATAACAATCTTCAGTTTGCTTGTTTTGTTTACAAGCTCTGTAAGATATTCCCTGTATTTACCCTGAAGCTCAGCCTTGTTATTATCTATCTCTTCTACTTCCTTGTTGAATTCAAAGAGATTTTTCTTGTACTCATCAAGTGAGGCTTTATACTCTACTTCTCTCTCAAGGACAAGAGCATTCATTTCTTCCTTGATTCTGTACTTAAGACTGTTAAGGCTCTTTTCTGCAATCCTGTATGTGTTTTGCAGTTCAAGAAATGTTTTTTCAACATTTTCTTCAGGAACACTTTCACTGTAATAATATACAGTAGTATCTCTTCCAGAACCAAGTGTTGTTACAGGATTTGCAAGCATCTGCTTCATACTATCCCTTGCAATATTTATAGCACCATCTTTATGGATTAGTTTACCATAAGTTGATGCTACTGCTTCATATTGCCAGTAGAGATTTCTTTCAGCAATGCTCCAGCTTTCAAGAACATCATTTTGCGTTACAGGTTCTGGTACAAGTGGCATTGCTGGCTGTTCTGGATATTCTTCAAGAGTAATATCATTGTCAATAAGCCAGTCGTTGAAAGAATATTTCTTTGCTGTAGAAATCTCATCTTCCTTGGCTTTGATTGCTTCCCTGATATATGCAACAAATGCATAAAGTTTTGCAGCCTCATCTATTGCTATTGGAATATTTTCAAACTTATCCAGTGTCATGCCTTTTGATGCAAGCAATTTTGAATCACTACCAACAATAGATACATTCTTATCAATGAATGAAATGTTTCTTATATTATTGTTAAATGATTCAAGCAACTCTGTTGCTATGTTTGCAAGATAGTTTGCTGATGATGAAGTTATACCTTTTTCTCCTTCTTTAGCAAAGAATATTTCATTTATCTTTTTCATATTACTGAATATTTGCTTTCTTTTTTGATATTAATACTTTTGTACCTTCCTTTACTTTTAATGTATCTCCATTTATATCTGTATAGATATATACCGGTTGTTTTATCACAATTTCACCTTTTTGGTATTTCTCTATTCCTTTATCTCTAAAGTTATTTAATCCGTCAACAAATATTATTACCGATATGAATATAAGAAGTATTATTGACGGAACTAAATCTATCGCGTCTTCTTTTATTGCACATACTATTAGCAATGCCGCTAAAACTATCGCAATTATTGCTACTATTATTTCTGCCATATTATTTTATTTTAATTGTTTATACTTTTTGTGCTAAAGTATAGAATGAGCTCAAAGTGAACTCATCCTATACTTGATTGAACACAGTAGTCTCCAAAGAAAGTTCTTTGTAAGATGCAGCCCCGGAATCCTGAAATTGAATTGTGCTTTTGCGCACTTTTCATATTCATTCAGTTTGTATAACAGTGCTCTGCGCTCTCTGTCATATTGCACTGCTATTGTTGGATGGATTTCTCCTTTGTCGAATTTAAAGACTTTGATTCTTAAGGAGTTGGCCTTATCCATCTCTTCGTTTGCTTTAGATAGAAGTTGTTCCTTTGTCATGGCTGTTGTTGTTTAATGTTAGTATTTAGTATTGTTTTGTTTTCAAGGTTATATTTATTTCTATTTCAGCCTCTGGAGCATCAAAAGTTTCAATCATATTTTCTATCTTTTCTTTGTTTTTGCTATTTTCGAGTATCAGTTCAACAAAGAATGCAAAATCTCCTTGAGAAATACTGTGCAAATAACCATCACACATTGATATCTCATCTTTTATTGTTATAGATTTTTCCATATCTATTTGTTTTATTGTTGTTGTTTCTATTTTTAATATCCTTTAGTTTCATCACTACAAATGCTTCTGATGCAATATGTGATTACTTGACATATAAACCACGATGAGGTAGATATTATGATATATGAAATGTACCGAATAGTCAATCACGGTACTATAGGTCTTCAGACATCCCTTTGTGGAGTGTATTACACTTGCAAGCCTTGCTCCCAGCTTCTTGCACAGTGGCCTGTTATGGCAATAATAAAACTTCTCTACCGGTGGGCTCGTTCCGCCCCACTCAAATACTTACGCTATACAAAAATCTCTTAAATCTAATTGCTCGTTCTTCACTCTGGCTTATTTACGGTTTTCTATACTTGCAAGCCATTGCCTTATCCCCATACTACAATTCTTTGTATCCAAGACCTTTATAATACTCTTTATATATTGCAGTAGGATAGAATACACCGGAGATTTTAGTGGATTGTATTTTCCAGTAGCTCTAAACTTAGACTTTCGCGTGGCCTTTGCTTATGTCAAGAGTAGAGAAGTTTATAGGTCTATTTGTTTGCTTTTAGTATTTCTTCTGCCATTGCTATACCATCAGGAAGATAGTATTTATAGGTCTTACCCGTCTTCTGTGATGTCTTTATCACATAGCAAGTATATTTACCAATATTATCTCCCTTTGTATATTTGTGAAGATAGATTGGGTAGGTGTTGCCTTTGCTATCCTTGTATATATAGTCTGTTTTTGTGTCATTTGAAGACTTGACAGACTTCTGCTGGACTATTTCCTTGCCTTCAATTTTATATGACTGTGCATAGTTTGGCAGTGAAATAAATGATAGAAGAATGGTTAGAAGGATGATAATATGTTTCATAATAATGTATTATTGTTGTTGCTTTGAAAAAAAACAAATCAAGGTAGAACCTCTCGGCTCTACCTTGAAATGTGTAGTCTTTTTGCTTACAGGCCCAAAATGTCTGTTGCATCAATGACATTGTTGAGGTTGGTGTGGCAGAGTGTCCAACTCGTAACCTGCTGTAACTCAGCGGTTTCCGGGTTTACAGACTCAATTGTAGTCTCTACGAACTGAAGGTTTTCAGGCTTCTTTCCTTCCTGAAGTTCAGCCGCCACTTTGGATGCTACATAGGCAATAGTATTGCCAACCTCATCCTGTACTGCCATTCTCTTGATGGTGGTTTCCTTGCCACTCTCATCATTGTAGAACGCATCTTCCGAAGTTCCCTTCTTCTTCATGTAGTTGAAGAAAACCTTGTTGCCCTTGCTGATGTTCTTGGATGCAAGGAAATCCCTGACGGACATCTTAGTCCCAAAAGTTACAGTTGCCATAATAGTACTGGTGTTTAGTTGTTAATAATAGAATACAGTTGAACCTTTCTTCGGTCCAAATTATAGGAGGTGAGTTGTCTGGATTTTATGATTCTATTGATTCGGGTAGCCCCAACAGGGTTCAATACTACCCTGTTGGAACCACCCTGAAATCAATTGGTGGGTTTCACGATTTCCTCCAATGCAGACCACCAAACCATATGTGGTACCACCCTGATTGGATTAATGGATTAAACAATGCTACTTTATGGTAGTAGCCCAACCAAAGTATAGGAAGTGGGTTGTTGGGATTTATCCCATTATATAATAGGTGTGGTCACACACCACACCTATTACCATTCTGGCATACCAGTAGGTTCCCACCCGTGGTCTATTGCAAGCTCAACCTCTTCCTTGACACGCCTTTCCCAATAATCCCTCATTGCAAGTTCCTCTTGCTCCCATTGGCGGTGCATTTCCTCAATATCCTCATCAGAGAGGAAATGATTTGCTGCTCTTTCAAGATGCCTTTCCCAAAGGTCATCTATATCAACCTCTGTGGTAGGTTTGATTTGCTGTTCCATAAGAATCTGATGCTATGAAATTGTTTAATCCACTGTTTGACCGGGGGTACATCCCCAATCCAAAGTATAGGAGGGGAGGTGTTAGGGGATTATCCACTCCTCTCCCACATATAAATATGTTTTAAAAATTTTTAGAAAAAAAATATTTTTACCATAGTCCTACTCTGGCTCTATTCAAGAGTTAATAATAGCCTGCTTTGGACTGGTTTTTCTTTGGGTCTGGAGCAAGGACGCTTGCATATTATTTATATTATGTATATATTTGCATTGTAAAGATTGTGGAGATTGAGATACATAGGTACTCACAATTTAGTTGTCGTTTGGTAGAGCCAGCATGGGAAAGTAGCGGATACCATTAGTAGGGCACAGGCAATCTACCCTTGAGATAACTGAGAGAAGAACTAATAATATATAAACGGGGCGCCGGCTAGATTGTGAACTTTGGAAGGTAAGCTTCTCCTCCAAAGTAGACTGGGATGTAAAGAGCTCCCGGGTCTCTCCTAGAAAAGCTTAAAGGTTTTGCAAGCAAAACAAAACCGCCGGAGGCAATGCAACGGTGATAATTTAATAGGGATACAATCCGCAAAAACAATAGTGCATCCAAAGCACGCAAACAATATGGTTGGAATCTTCTCTCTTCCAACCATATTATTTTTTATATATTATGGGAAGAAAATCAAAGAAAAGCACTTTAACTTATGGTCTTCCAACATCAAAGATTGTTGGTTATAAGAAAGAAAAGATTAATGATTACAAGTATGTCACATATAAGATAATAGAGGAAGATGATGGTTTTGGAAACAAGACCACAAGGCGATTGAAAGAAGTGTATATAGATGGAGATAATTATGGAATATCTGGTACTTACGATAAAGATTGGATAAAGAAAAAAGCTGAAGAGTTTAGGCAATCTCTTATAGAAAAGGCTACAAAAGCAGAAAGAAAACTATACAATTCTTTGGTTGATGCTGACCTTGGTGATATCTTTGAGTTCCAGAAACCCATATTTATGGATAAACAGGTATGCTCAAAAAGTTTTTATATAGTTGATTTCTTGTTTCCAGATAAGAAGCTTGTGGTTGAAATAGATGGTAAGTATCACAATGATAAGTTTGTTAATATTGATGATACATTAAGAGAACTTCATTTAAAAGATGCCGGGTATAATATAATAAGGTTTACAAATCAACAGGTATTTGATGATGTAAATTGTAAGAATATAATCAACAAGATATTAAATTATGAAAAGTAAAATCTATGAATTTAACCCAGTAATCTATCCAACAAGATTATGGGTTTGCAAAAAGCCTGAAACGGTAGATGTGGCAGAACTATTCTACCCATTTGACAATGATGGTGAAATGGTGGATAGTTTTGGCGGCACATTTGAGTATGTTTCAGGCAAATATGCTAATACTATGATTGTCGGGAATAAAAAGAGTTTGATGAGAGGATGTCTTGTATCAATCTTCTTGCCTGGAGAATGCAGTGCCGGTATATGCGCCCATGAGGCTCTGCACTACATAGCCTATTTGAGCGAACAATTTGATATTCCACTTGGTGGCTTTGACAAAAGCGAACCACTTGCATACATTGAGCAATGGGCAACAAACTGTATTTGGTGCACTCTTAAGGGCTATCCAGAACGAATGAATGGAATAGAACTTTCTTTTGAGAAATAAATATTTTTAGTATATTTGCGGTAACAATCCGTGGCGGTTTTTCTATAGTTAGGTTTAATTGTGATGATACCGGTTGGTCGTGAGATTCACCGGTATTTTTTTTCTTTGCTTTTTAATGAGTGGTCTTGCTGGTTATAAATTTTATTTGTATATTTGTTGTGAGTAAGAATCTTTTTGTTAGTAAGTTTGCCATTCGCTGTGAAGTGCATGGCATTCTTTTTTTTAGTTTAAATTTATTTTAAATCTGTTGTTGTTGCTGATTTTTGTATATATATTTGCGACATAAGATAATATCATATAATGAATATTGTTGTTGATAATACAATGAGTTTAAGGGGTGCAAATAATATAACAAGCACTCCAAACAACAATAATAACTTGGTCGATGAGAACAAGGATAAATCAGGTAGAAGGGAAGATGGTTCTGGTGAAGATGCTTTAAGACCAAAGGTATATGATGGTGATATTCTTGAGCTGTTTACAATAAATGGTGCAGTAATAAGTCTTATACTCGAAACAGACCAAACATATAATGACAGTATATACAATACAATAATAAATCTTGATAGCAAAGATATTCTATCCCACATAAGTGTAACAGATAAGAATGTTGAGTCTGACTCAAGAATGATTGTTGTAAATGGGTATGTTAGTGGAGAAGATGTTATGCTATATTATGTAGAGCATAAGGACATATCTGGTGACTATGAAATATATAAGGTAGTATTACATAAAAACGGGAGTTATACAAGAACACACAATAATACAGCTACAGGATTCTATAGGGTTGGAAGCGATGGTACATTTTGGGTGTGGGATGAAGAAAGCGGTTCTTATATTTCTACTGGAATTCAAGTTGTTGGAAATCTTTATGATATAAGATTATTCAGTGCAAATGGAAGCCAATTTATGAGGGCTGGTCAGCAGACAGACATTATTGCAGAGGTCTGGAATATGGATAGAAATATTACAGATAATGTTGCACCGGAGCATTTTACTTGGCAGCGTTCTTCTGGAAATCAGATATTAGATAATATATGGAACATTACACATCAAGGTGTAGGGAAAACAATAAGAATACAAAACTCAGATATAAATAAAGCATGTACATTTTACTGCCTGATACCAGTAGAAGTTTTGAATAATATAAATTAATAAAATATGAATGCAAGAGGTCAAATTTCATTTGTTGATTTGCATGACGGATTAGCCATAACAATGTATTTGGCTGCAAATCAAGCATTAACACAAATCTATAATCCAGACGATGCTTCGTATACCCCGAACTATGCAGCATCTCCATTCCTTGTTATTACTCCAGAAGTATATGTATCTGGTCTTACTGGGAATCAGATACTTAGCTGTAGTGCAATAACGTGGAGATATGCATTTGGTGCAAATGCTTTCGCTCCAGTTCCAGAGAGCTCTACAATTTATACAACAACAGATGCTACTACAGGATTCCCTCAACTTGTGATAAAGGAGAATATGGTGCAGGGGGCTCTTCGTGTGGAAGCATCTACAGCATATATTGATTCAAATACAGGAGTATCAACTACGGTTAAAGCTATAATAGCATTTAATAAGGTAACAAATGCGGGGCAGCAAGTTGTTGCCATTATGAACACCCCAGATGGAAGAAGTATAAATCAAGATATTCATTCTGTTAGATTGGAATGTAATATGTGGAGGGGTTCGGATGCAGACCCGACAGATGTTGAATACCGTTGGTATAGAAGAGATAATCAGTCTGGTACTGGAACAGATATGGATTGGGTTGAAATAACTCAGGATATATCCGGTCAGATTGAAGGTTGTACTACAGGCAAGTCAATAGCTGCACACACAGAGAATTGTATAAGAGTATATGCAGCAGCTATTGATAACTATGATGTATTCAAATGTGTTTGCAAGGATGTAGATAGCGATAGCTCAACATATAATGTAGAGGTGTTTGATACTGCAAACATAAATGATATGACAGACCCATATCAAATAGTGTTTGAAGCACCGTCTGGCACAACATTTACTGATGGGTTGAACTCTTCAAGGGTTACTGCATATCTGTGGCAAAATGGAGAGAAGATTGAAAGCTCCACATTCTACAGCAACTGTACTTTCAAGTGGACAAAATATACAAAAACAGGCACGGTTGATACTGGTTGGACACAAACCGGTGCTGTTGATGGTGTATATCAGGGGGTCGGAACAAGCTATCAGTATATAGATGTTACAAGGAGTATGGTTAGCGTTGCATCAACATTTGCTCTTGAGATAACGATAAACTAATATGACACAATCGAGAGGCCAGATAACATTTAATGTAGCACAGAAAGGAGACGATGCATTTTCATTGCAGCTTTCTCCTTCTGTGCTTGATATGCAGGATATTATCCTCTCGGAAAACCGTAGTGGGACAATAACACATTGGTGGCAACAGTATTATTGGATATTAAGAGTATATAAGGGCGGTGAGAATATAACAAGCTCATCACACACAACTGTAAAACTGTTCAAGAGTGATAATACTGCAATAACATCAGCAGATGATATCACATTATCTACAACATTCATCTCTGGTAGAAAACCAAGTGGCAGGGGCCAATCTGCAACAACAAGACTTGACCCATATATTCAAATCAAGTTTACAAAATTTGATGATGATACAATAGAGAAGGGGTGGTTTCGTGCACAAGTTATTGTTGTAGATGATAATGATGAAGTAGTCATTGATGATGTAGTAAGCCTTGAATTTACAGTTGCAAGGAATTCTCAATCTCTTGCAAATCTTGACGAATGGTTCGAGAAGGTAAATGTTGGTACTGAAGCAAGTCCGGAATATGCAATCCATGTAAAAAATAATTATGGATTCTATGGTAATTCTTTTGGTTCTTTTGGGGGCATAAACTCATATTCAGGAAGTGGTGGTGGAGTAGACCTTGATAGGGTATGGGAATCACTCATCAATAATACTGATAAGCCTGATGTTAAGATTAACTTGGCACATATACCTACCATTCCATACTCTAACATCAGCAATACTCCTACTATTATAGATAGGGCAAGGAACCTTCTTGATGGGGACGACCTCTGCTATGTAGACCCAGAAGAAGGAGAAGAGATAACTATTGATGACCCCGGTACAACAGGTACTGTACTGTGGGGTGCTGAATCAGAGAATCAGGTATCACTTTCTGTTAATGGTGTCAGCAAGTTGTTGATGAAATCCGCTGCTATTGATGGTATCACTTCAAGGCTTGGACTTCTTGAGGGATACTTTTCTAATGGAGTTGCGAGGAACGCGGCACAACTTGGTGGTCACTCGAATTCTTACTTTGCTACCGCAAGTGCACTCAATGCTCTTGCAAATCAGCCTGCAACAGCATCTACTCTCGGACTGATAAAGATAGGTGCAGGGCTTACGATAGATGATGGAGTAGTCAGTGTTACTGGGCAGACTCAAGGTACTGTAACCCGTGTAGATGTTGGCGGCACTCCTTATAATCCAAACACCAATGGTGTTGTATCTCTGCCTGCCTATCCTTCAAAGACATCAGACCTTACCAACGATAGTAACTTTGCTGTTGATGCAAGTTATGTCCATACTGATAACAACTTTACGAGTGCCCTGAAGTCAAAACTTGAAGGTATAGCATCTGGCGCACAGATTAATGTTATAGAGTCTGTGAAGGTCAATGGCTCGGCTCTGCCAGTAAGCAGCAAGGATGTGAATATCGACCTGAGCAGTTACCTTACATCTGTTGCTTTTAGTGACTTGACATCGCATCCAGACACACTTGATGGCTATGGAATAACTGATGCAAAGTTTAGTTCTGCCGGTGTATCAGACAAGATAAGGATTACTCTTGGCAGTAACTATCACGATGTGCTTACAGCCCACCAGAGCCTATCTGGCTATGCAACCGAGAGCTGGGTGGGTCAGCAGGGATTCATTACAAAGGCGGTAAATGACCTCACGAACTACTACCTCAAAAGTGATACCTATAGAAAGGCTGAGGTCAATGCCCTTATAGCTGCAATCAATCAGTTCCACTATGAGATTGCTGCGAGCACAAGCGATGTCTCTGACCCGCAGAGCAATGTGCTTTATCTTATCGGTCCTACTGGTAGTGGCTCCGACAGGTACGAGGAATATGTCTACACTACTACTTGGGTAAAGATTGGTGACACAAGCATAGACCTGAGTGGGTATGTTAATGCCATCAGCGCAAGTGGTATAGGCAATTATGTAAGTGCCATCAGCAAGAATGGCAGTACGCTTACTGTGAGTTATGGTACACTTCCTACGACTATAGCACTATCTAATGTTACAGGTGCAGATGACCTCAAAGCAATAGAGGCTCTTGCGGGAACAAAGGGGCTATTGAAAAAGACCGCAGAGAATACCTGGGCTTTGGATACAAGTGAATACCTTACTAGCATTGACTCCGAGATGATAGAGACCGCACTTGGTTATATCCCTATGGATAAACAGAGTGCATACACAAAGAGTGAAGTAGATGCTACCGTTAATGCGTTAAAGGCAATATCTATTACTGGTACCGGCTATCTTACTGGTGGTGGAACACTTGAAGCAAACAGAACAATAGATATAGGTTCTACATACAAGACATATATAGGTGAAGGGCATACTGCTTATGGATGGGGAAACCATGCATCAGAGGGATACTTGAAGGCGATTGATTCGGAGATGATAGAAAATGCTCTCGGGTATATCGCTTTTGATGAGCAAGACTTTACGAAAAATAACATTAAGAGCACTCTTGGTATAAGTGACTGGGCGTTGGCTGGAAGTAAGCCGGGATACTCATTGAGTGAGATAAGTGGGACGGATGACTTGAGGCTTATTGAAGCACTTACTGGGAATGGTTTGTTAAGGAGGAATGCAAACAACACTTGGGAGCTTGATACAAGCGCATACCTTACAGACTATACTATCTATGCTCTTACAATAAAGAACTCTGACGGCATAAGTGTACTGAACTACAACCCAAAGAATGCTGCTGGGGAACTGTCTCTTACAAAGACTATGGTAGGTCTTGGGGATGTTGAGAACATCGCGCTTTCTACTTGGGGTGGCTCACAGAACATTAATACTCTGGGTACGATTACTACAGGGGCGTGGAATGGCTCACAAATAGCCAATGATTATCTTGCACTTGATATGAGTTGGTCTTTGATTAGAGCATCAGCAACATACGATACAGAAGATTATATACACGCTAATTAAGTAAGTTATGACAAATATAACAGGAAAGATTTATCAGATGCAAAATGCTGCTGGGACTGAAAACAGATTCCCTCGCACGGTCATGGAAGCGGTCTTGGGATTGAATTCATACCTTCAGAATCAGTTTAGTGCTCTTGCGGATATCTATATGCCAATAGAAGGCATAAGTGAAGCCTTTACCGGGCAGGAGTTTGTATATCGCAAGAGCCCCAATACAATTAAGGCAAAGAGCCTGACTTTGGATAGGATAAAAGGCAAGACACTCGCGTGGAATCAGCAAGTACAAATGCCAGAGCAGGGAGATGCGCACGGGTGGACACTTCTCCAAAATCCAGCCTATAACGCCGACGGCTCTTTCACCATAACCCCGGCTGATGATTGGGGCGGCGGGGAATATGATGCTTATGTGCCAATCGTGGGGCATAAATATTATGTCCGTTCTGGCATACAATGCACGGGTATTATGCGTATTTTTATGGGGGGAACCTACATTACGGGCGATTCCACACACCCTACAAAAACATATGTGAACGCAGTATTTGAAGCAACAAGTGCTCAGGCTTTATCCCTTTGGGGCACACAAGGCGTTCCGGCCACCTTCTGGGATATAGAGGTTATTGACCTTACCTTGATGTTCGGTGCTGGCAACGAGCCGACCTCGGTGGCAGAATTTGAAACCCTCTATCCGGACTACCACCCATACAACCCCGGCACTCTCATCTCCAACGATGCTGAAGCGGTGGAAACCACGGGGGTAAACCAGTGGAATGAGGAGTGGGAAGTGGGAAGTATAGATAATAATGGTGCTTTTGTCGCAGACAATACTTCCATTCGTGCGAAGAATTATTATCCGGTTCAAGGCGGGGAAACCTACCGATTTACAGGCGGGAACGCCGTTATCTATTGTTATGATGCTAACAAGACGTTCATTCCTTATACTGGGCAAACGGGCTCTCCCGCGTGGAGAAGGGGTATGGATATATCGAATACTACCTTCATTATTCCAACCGGAACTTTTTATATCCGCTTCTGTATGAGCAGTGCATATGGCGCCACCTACCAGAATAACATCTGCATCAACTTATCCAACCCCGCGATAAACGGCCAGTATTTCCCCTACAAGAAGTCCAGAATCAACCTTGGTCTCAAGAACATAAAGGTAGTTAGTCCGAATGTGTGGGATGAGCAAGTAAGTGCCGAGGGGAAAGGTCTTGTTGCTTCTTCTGGCGCTTTCACGGATGATAGTTCATGTTTTGTGACCTCGTATATACCCGTCAATGCCAATACAGAATATTATGTCAATTTGACTTTTGGAGTTGGCTCTGGAATGGAAGGTATCTGCTATTATGATGCTAACAAAAATTTCCTTTCTGGCAGACTGGTTGGTGAATATAACGCAGGGTTTACCCTCACTCCTCCGACTGGTGCGGCTTACATAAGAGCAACAGGACTTCTTGCACATAAGGCCACTGGTTGCATAAATGTAAGTGACCCCGCCTTCAATGGCCGTTACTTCCCTTCTGGGACACTGACTTTAGAAGGAGGAGTGAAAGGTGCTGGAAGTGTCTATGACGAGATTGTGGGGAATAAGTATATCAAGAGAGTGGGAAGTGTGGACTTGGGGAGTTTGACCTATACGGGTGGTTCAAGCCACGTGTTCCGTTCTCCTATTAGCGACATTAAGAAGTCTGCCAGCGCTTACGCCATAGCAAACATTATCACTCCGCCATATCAAGCTGACACTCCTATACAAGTGAATAGCATTGACAAAACAATAGCAAGTGACGAATCCGAGAATAAAATTGCTATAAGGGATGAGTCTTATTTCGATAACGCCGCTTTCAAATCCGCAATGAGTGGTGTAATGCTCTACTACGAACTCGCCACCCCAGAAGAGTATGAGCTGGTAGAGCCACTTATCTACACGATAAAGGCAGGCACTACGGAAGCACGAATCTCTCCCAACTCTGATGGCCTTTCAGCACCTTTCTGCTGCGATATGACCTATTCTGCCAACGAGAACAATGATGCTGGCAATGCCCAGTATGCTGCTACGGCGGGAAGGCTTCTCAACACGCACAAGATTTGGGGGCAGGACTTCAATGGCAGCGAGGATATAAGTGGTGCTCTTACCGGGGTGACTACTCTGGATGCATCTGGCCTTGCAACTCTTCGTGGTGGTATCTCTGTTCCAGCCACAGCTGATGCAAAACATGGCACTCTTGATTTCATTGATGGAGATAGAATAAAGCATATCTCCGTTGTGACATTAGAGGAATATCCGGCATCTCCAGACCTGAATACCATTTACATTATTTATCAAGACTAATATGGATTTATCAGACATAAAAAAGATATACATAGGCGATAAAGAGGTATGGTCGATAGCCCTTGGAGCTACACCAGTCTGGCCAGTGTTGGACAAGCCGGTTGTGTCTGTTGAGCATCTACAATCTGTTGTACCAAACTATATGCTTGGTGTATCGTGGAATTGGCCAGCTGGTGCAACGGAGTGCTGGGTATTTGTTGATGGAAGTAAGGTCGCAGAGGTCACGGAATCTTGGGACCAAGGAGAGCATGGATATTGGGAAGGTGGAGAGTATGCATACGGCTCTACTCATGATGTATATATTATCGCTTATTCGTTTTCTGGCGAAGGACATTCGGGAGAGCCAAGAGCAGCAAGACGCTCTGATACTGTTACCTATACCATAACAGACCCTGCATTTGTTGGAACCACATTTACATTCCAGCTTATCGCCTCTGCTGATAACATCTATCAATGGACCACTGGAAACAATATAAAGCTCTACGCTTGTTTTACAAATGCAACTTGGCCCAGCCAATCACATAGGGAGCAATATCTTGCGAAGTATGATAACATGGCAGAACCTGCAATATCATTCTACTTTCCTTTTGAGTATTCAACCCAAGGCGAAATAATAGCACAGGATTCAAAAGACTTGTTTATAAGTCCTTTTATTATGAATAATATTGATGTTTATCCAGCAGAAATAACTCCTCTTGATGGTACAAAGACACGGTTTGCCAATGTCCTTCTCCTTAAAGAAAATTTCCTTGGCGATGCTGATAATATCTTTGGTTGGACACCGGGGAATCCGCTTGTGCAGAGCTTTGCTTACTGGGAACTGGGCGGCACCAAATACAGATTCTATCCAGCAAATGCACGTGGTGGTCTTGAGTATGAATGCCAGGAAATAGTTTAAGTTATGGCACACGATACTACACATATTTTTGTGGACAGGACAGTCACTCCGAACATAGGTATATCCCTCGCAGATATTGCCTATGTTTTGGGTGATAATTCCGACATGGCAAAGTCACAGAAGGTTAATAAGTACGCAAAATACAAACCTTGTGGAGGAACAAAAGTCGGAGAACTGACGGAGGAAGAGCGCAAGATGCTTAACTGCGGAATAGATACATCTGGGCTATTTTCAAGTAATTATGCAACAATGCTTACCGCTGCAAAAACTGGCGTGGACTGGAATAAAGTAACGCCAACTAGGAGCCGCGTGCTTGATTTTGACGGTTATTATAATTTGGCAAGAGCACCTTATCCACAAATGCCAGACAAGGTTGTAAATACTAGCACACAAGGTTCTTCTGGTGACAGACCGTATATTCTTATATCGGTTTCTCCAAACATTGACACATTCAACAACAAGCAGGTAAACATGAAAGTCGCCGACCTTAAAGGGGCACTCACGAGTACTGGATATAATATATCAGACTTTAAGTTTGCGCTTATTTATAGGGACGCAACAAATACATCTGCTGCTGTTACAAAAGTAGATATGGAGTTCACTGAAGGACAGACTATTGAGAACAACCCGATTATAAGTATTCCGCAGATGTACTTTAATGCACCAAGCACATATGCGGAAACTATAACATATGATTGCACATTCATTGCTTATGCACAAACCGGAAACAACCCAATCTGGGGTTGTCCTATTCCGGGTACTTACTTCCAAGTAAGGGTGGCGTTATTCTATTTAAGCATTGATGAACAAACATTGGAATTCCCAATAACTGGCGGCTCCTCCTCAATGATTATTTCTGGATTTAATTGGCGAGCAGACGGTCTTGGTAGGGTAGATTATCCGCACGCCACTATGACACCGAGCCAAGGAAGTATGAGTAGTAGCTGGCAGGAGGTTGAATTAAATGTTTCTGCAATACCAGCATCAGACACGGGGAATGCTGATGGATATTATCTCAACACGGTTAGAATAGTTGCTGGTGGTGATGCATCACTTCCGGCTGACTTCACAAAGGAATTTAGAATAAAACAAACTTGTAAATACAACCCTTCGGCTGGATATTATATCTATGCGGTTGATAGTTCTGGCGACCAGATTAGCAGTGTAGAATTCAATGCTGCATTGGAGAACGAAACAGCTGTAAGAATCAAGTCTAATCTACCTTGGAAGGTTACACAAATAGCTTGGAGAGATGATAGTGGGGATGGTGCTTGGTATAGAAATGCGGCAGATAACGGCTGGGTGGATGAAGATGGACAAGCAGTAACACCAGACATTCACTGGTATCCAACACTCAATAATGTTAACGCAGACAATACAATAATCGGATATATAACATCAATGCGCTACCCAACCGTACCTCTTGATAGAGAGTATCGCATACACTTTGAATCAGTAGATTCAAGCAAGGGTCTCGTTTATACATTGCTGTGTCATCCTGTTAGTAATCAATCATAAAATAAAAAATCATAATGAAGAATCTTAAGAATTTTGAAATTGAAAACCTCGTAAACGCAGGAGTGCTTGCACTCACAACCAACACGCTCAGCTCTGCTGATGCTTATGTGGTATTCAAGTTTCGTAAGGCTGTAAGGGCTGCTATGATTGCTCTGGAAGATAGCCGTAGGGAAGCACTTGTGGAAGCAGGAATAGAAGATGGTCCAGCCTTTGAAAAGCGCAGGAAAGAATTATCTGATATCACAGAACCCACCGAGGAACAGAAATCAGAACTCGCAGAACTTAACAACAAGTTCAACAAGTTTACGGAGCTTGTAAAGGCCCTCTACGATGATGAGGTAACATTACCTACCATCAAGCCTATTTCCTTTGATGCTTGGCATACATTAATTACAGAGAACAAAGCTTCGAGAATCAATGCCTATATAGAGGAGTTGCTTGAAGGCGTTCTTTGGGATGAACCAGAAGAATAAGAATTAATATGAAACTACTGATAGATAGAGCTTGGAAAAAGCAAACATATACCATATCAAGATTGTTTGTAAATGGTGTTAGATTCTATGAATCTCTTGAAGATAAAGATAGAGGTTTGAAACAAACTGATAGTCTTGCAAGAATAGCTACAATAAAAGTTACTGGAGAAACAGCAATACCATCTGGTGTATATGAGATAGATATGGAGACAGTATCACCAAAGTATGCATCAATATCTTGGTATAAGCAAAACTGTAATGGTGGAAGAATGCCAAGGCTTAAGTTTGTTCCGGGGTTTGATGGCATACTTATACACCCCGGAAACACGGCACTCGATTCATATGGGTGTGTACTTGTGGGTAGAAACCTACAAAAAGGTAAGCTTTTACAATCAAAAGAAGTATTCAAGCAGCTTTATAAAAAGCTTTACGATGCACACAAGAGAGGTGAAAAGATAACAATAGAAATAAAGTAGCCATGACAAAACAGAAAGCTATACAGAAGATATTGAAAGATATGGGTATGCACAGTAGTTATGAAGACTATGTAATTCAAACTATTGGCAAGCTTGGATGTGATGATAATATAGATTTGGAAACAATAAGCGCAATAAAGCAGGTTATACTTAATGATTTGAGTAATTAATATGGGCTGGAAAGACTTATCCATTAGAGATAAGGCTGCTATAATAAGGCAGTCTGTCTCTAATGGTATATATAATCTTGGAGAAATAAAAAATCGGTTTGATAAAGACCTTGAAAACTTCAGAGACAACGATGCAAACTTTGTTGAGAGGTTAAGGAGCAATGATACAAGATATATACAGAATGAGGATGGCTCAAAATCTACACATAGATTAGGATATTTTACAGAAGGAAATAGTGCTGTAATATATCCAGAAATTCAAGATAATAACGGAAATCTTGAATATGGTACAATAGATAGTGCAATAGAGAGGGGTGATACTGTTAGAACATCTATTCCATTTGCTAAATATTATACAGAGAATTACAAGAAAGATTATCCAGAATTCTTTAATAGGTTTGATGAAGGTGGAGATAAAAACACTATAAATCACCAAAAATACAATGCAGAACAAGTTAATCCAATGTATGATTACTTGAGAGAGAGTGGATTAACCAATGAACAGGCTTCTGGATTACTTGGCAATCTTGCAGTAGAGAGTTACCTTAACGCTGATATGAAACAAGTAAATGGACCAGCTTATGGACTTATGCAAGCAGAAGGAGCAAGAAAGAAAGCCATGCTTGCATATAATAGAACTCCATATTCTTTTGGCTCTGGTTTATCTCCAGAAGAACAACAGCAACTGGATTATATTATAAATAAAGGTATACAAAACTACACTCCCGGAGAGTGGGGAGAGTCTGGTTTTAATGGAGCAAGGCATGCAAGAAATGCTTTTCTAAATGCAAAAACAACAAGAATGGCATCAGATATTATTACAAACAACTTCTTAAGACCGGGAAAACCAAATCTTAATAGAAGGAGAGTAATGTCTGATTACTACTATAATACTCAAAAAGAAAGAATACCATATCAAATTGAATCTTGGAGTAATATATTAAAATCTTGGGAACAATGAAAGTAATCTACAACAACATTCTACCATTTAAAGGGTTTTGTGCAATCAATCTATTTGGGGTTGTATTTGCAAGAAAAGAGTACGAGCCATTAAGAAGTTCTACCATCCAGCACGAAGAAATCCATACCGCTCAGATGAAAGAACTTGGATATATTGTATTCTATATTATTTACTTTTTTGAGTGGGTTTACAGGTTAATATTCCACACAAAAACAGCTTACATGGGCATATCTTTTGAGGTTGAGGCTTACAACAACCAATGGAGAAACAGGTATCTTGAGTATAGGAAACAATATGCTATGTGGAGAATAAAGAGAAATAATAAAGAAAATTAATAAAAAGTTTTGTGTTGTTAAACTTTTTGTATACATTTGCAGAAGTACCGCAGTGATGCGTTGCTTCAGTTGGGTTTAAGTTTTGGTTGTTTAGTTAGTGCTGTGTAAGCAGAAATGCTGAAAACTTCTCATTAGCTCAGTAGGTAGAGCGTCTGGCTGTTAACCAGAAAGTCCTTGGTTCGAGCCCAAGATGAGGAGCAAAAAAAACTAAAATGTTTACATATGAAATTTGAACAAGTTTTAGAAGCGCTAAGGTCTGGCGAAAGACTGGTAAATTCAAGGATGTCTACTAATAGGCAATTTATTGTTAAACAAATACCACAAACAATATCTTGCGAAATAATACCAAAGATGACAAGTTTGCCAGAATCTGCAAAAGATGTGTGTAAATATGGTGGTATATCATATCACGACCAAGTTTTAATCTGCACTTGGGATAGTGAGCTTGAAAGATATAAAGCAACTAGCTATATACCAACTTGGGAAGATATTTTTGACGAAAGCTGGACAATTGCATAATGTGTAAATGGTTTATAGAATCTAATAGGTGGAAACACTTTGTGCTTGCAATTCCAGAGGGATTGCTATTAACCATATTCTTTGCAGCCGGTTGTGGTACTGGTATGGAAGTAAAGGATTGTCATTATGACCAAGATAATGCTAATAAGCCAATATATAAATGGAGTTTCAAAAATTGGGATTGGCTTGATTGGTTATGTACTTTTCTTGGTGGATTAGTTGGACAAGCATTACAAATTTTAATAATTTATCTTATATTATGCCAAAAGTAAAAATAGACCCGTGGCAAGCAGACTATGATGCTGACACAATGGCCCGGTATCAAGAAATTATGAATGATGCCCAGAGAAGAAATAGAGCTATGAAGGCTGCTGCAAAGAAAGAAAAAGACCTTGAAAAAAGTCTTAGGAACATGAAGGCCGTAACCAGAAAAAGAAAATAATATGAAAGAATTATTAAGTTTTATTATTGTATGTCTATATGTTCTGTGTAGCATAGGCAGTACTGCATATCTATTCTATTTTCATCAGCCACTATTTGCGATTAGTACAATAGCTCTTGCAATTATGGCATTCCCTACGTTTAAAAAGTCTTGGGATAAACTTAACTTTAAAGAAAAATAGTATTAGTTCGGGATGTAGTTCAGTTGGTTAGAATGCTGCATTTGGGATGCAGTGGTCCTCTGTTCGAGTCAGAGTATCCCGACAATAAGCCACTATAGCTCAATAGGTAGAGCGTTGGTTTTGTAACCCAAAGGTTGTCTGTTCGATTCAGATTGGTGGCTCAAATATTTTAATAATATGGAAGAGAATAAAAGTAGGTATAAATGGATGGTTGCAAGCAATGTAAGAGAGCTTGTAAACCTTATGAATGAATATGGTATAAAGAAAAGCAATATAGTTTCTTTATTGTATAACGAGCAATATATTCTTGTGTATACAGAATAATATGGATATTGATAAAAGCATACCAATTGGTAGTGAGGAATATAATGAGGAACCGGTGTACTTCTGTGCACACTGTTTGTCTCTTGCAATCAAAGATGTTGGCATAGGATATTGTTGTCTTGATTGTGGTTCAACATCAATAGCACATGCAAGTATAGAGAAATATGATGAACTGCACCAAGCAAAATATGGTAAGAAGAAATTCTATAAATAATTAATATAAAACAGTTTAAATATGGAAGAGAATAAAACAAAGCAGGAAGAAAAAACAATTACTATCTCATTTGCTGAATATGAAAAGCTTGTTACCGAAAACAAGAGCAGGGAGATAGCATATAACAATCTTCTCCAGCAGGCAAGACAGATGAATGAAGCTCTCTCTGAAAAGAGAATGGCTATGTTGTTCAGGGTTGTAGAGAATAGTGTTCAGTTCAGTGATGAGTTTGTTGAGAGATGTGCAAAGGAAATTGAAGAAGCACTTACAATAAGTGAAGAAAATGCAAGTAAATAATTATGAGGTAAACAAAAGGCTTGAGGTACCCTGTACAAATAAAACATTTTACAGGTTATGGCTATCCTTTCTTATACCGGTTCATAGATTTACTCCGCAGGTTATACTTATTGCTTCAGAGCTCCTTAGACATAGACAGGAATTGAGTGCAAAAATCCTTGATGAAATATTTCTCACAAAGGAACTCATGGGCAAAGATGTAAGGGAGCAGATTATGAAAGATTGTGATGTTACATTATCTACCTACAGGGTTACTATAAACAAGCTTAAGAAAGGTGGATTCTTCAAAGATGGTATGATTAATCCAAGATTTATACCACATATTGATAATCCGGAATCGTTTAATATGTTATTGATGTTCAAGATAAAAGATGAACAAAAGAACATATAATATGATTGCAGAAAAGCTTGGTTTAACAGAAAGTGATGTAAGATTTGCATATGAACATTATTGGAATTATTGCAGAAAATATATAGAATCACTTCCGTTTGACCAAGGTTTAAGCGAGGAACAAATAAAAGAATTAAAGCCTGATGTACATATATCAAGAATAGGAAAATTCTACATAAGAAATGTAAATAGGGCTATATTATATAACAAGAAAAATTTAAAAGAATATGCGAATAGTAGAAGCAAGACCAATGCTAAATCACATATTGACAACAGCAGATGAGTATGAGTCTGATGTTATTAAGGATGGTATTATAGATACATCAAAAGAAGAGGGCATAATAAAAGATATTCAGAGAATAGTTGCAGTTGGGCCAAACTGTTTCGATGGTCTGAATGTTGGTGATATGGTACTCATTAACCCAATGAACTATTCAAGGCCTGAACATTCTTTAAGGGAAGGTTCCGTTCTTGAGAAAAGCAAGGATGAGGTTAATATGGTTGTTTCTTGGCCAAAGATTGAGATTAATGGTAAGCAATGCCTATTCCTTTATGATAGAGATATAGACCTTATTATTGATAAGGTTTCATATGATGATGAAAAATAGTAAATAGCCCACAGAAATGTGGGCTTAATACTCTTATTATGAAGTTAATAAAGTACGAAAATTATCAAGTTCAGCCAGCTGATGAAATATTCTTGCTAAAAGATTTCAGAAAGCTGTTTAATGCAGACAAATCAAAAAATAAAGAAAAATTTATGGAGATTTTGTCTGTAATATACTTCTGTTATGACCCAAGAAGTACATATGCTGATATATTTGATGAGGATGAAAGGCTTAGTGAGGTTATAAAACAAGAGGGACTTGATTATAGCTTTAAAATAACTCCAGAGATACGAAAAGCAATAGATACATATGTAAGAGTAACAACAACTACATCACAGAAACTTCTCGATAGTATGAGGAAGTCTATTGCAAAGATTGGTGAATTTCTTGAAAATGTAAATCTGTATGAAGTTGATGATAAGGGTAGGCAAGTATACAATGTTTCACAGATAGTTCAAGCAACTGATAAGATACCACAACTTGCAAAGAAGCTTATAGAAACAGAGAAGATTGTCAACGCGGAAATTACAGAACAAGGTAGAATTAGGGGTGGTGAAGAGCAAGCTCATGCTTATGAGGCTGGATTTTAGTTATGCTTGATTTATTTGAACTTGAAAGGCTGTTCAGCAATTGGCTCAAAGCAAGGTCTGAATATACTTGCGAGGTAATACCAAGGTACAAAACATATGCTGGTAATCATAAGATAGAAGTTGAAATATATAGAAAAGATGCAAACAACAATAAAGAACTAATCAATACAATATCTGTTACGGGAAAGAATATTGAAAATATGTGGGATAAGGTATTTGATAGTATGTTTGCATACTTTATGGAGGTTGGTAAAAATGCAGTTTAATAAATATCAGACATCAGAAGAAGCATTACATTTAGATAGTTTACCAGATGAGGTTAGAGAGGAATTCTATGAGTGCCTCTCTATTCCTTTTATTAAGTGGTTGGTATCACCAGACAGGCCAAGAGCTTGTGATTTGCAGAGAGATGACAAGGGCAGGATTATAGTTGATGTAACTAAACCTCATATACTTGAGGATATGGATTACTTTAGGCCAGTTGCAATACACTTTCAGAAAACAGGTAGGCTTACAGACCTTAAACCAAATGGCAATCCAAATAGTGCATATGGTAAATGGATTATAGAAGAGGTTAGAAGATGTAGAGAAGGTTATGTAAGAGAAACTGATGGTGAGTGGGTGACTGGTAATATGTATTATTTTCTCAACTACTTCCCAATAGCACAAACAAAGACAGTTGTTGGTAGCAATAAAGGAAAAAGGGTGATTGACTTCCCGGAGGTTTGGGATGGTAATTATCTGAGATATCACTATATAGAGCAGGCTCAACATGGTGGATTATTCAACTGGGAGGGTGGTCTCAATGGTGCTGAAATATCTGCCAGAGGCAAGACCAAATCACTGAGTATGGCAGCTATAATGTCCAAATATTTCACGCTTGGTGAAAGTGATGAAATCAACAGGGCAGTAAAGGTTATGGCTATGGCTTATAGCAAAGAATACCTTACAAATGATGGCATACTCAATAAGTTTCAAGCATCGCTTGACTTTATAGCAACACATACACAATTTCCACACCTATTACTAAAAAACAGTCTTCAGGATATGAATTGGATAATGGGCTGGAAAAATCTTGATACAGGAGCAAGGGAGGGAACCCTTAATGAAGCAAGCGGTGTTGCAGTAAAGGATGATGTTGGAAAGATAAGAGGTAAGCGACTAAACTTTGTTATAGGAGAGGAGTTTGGAAGCTTTAGTAACATAAGGGAAATATATAATATATTGCTACCATCTGTAAGGGAGGGTAAATATGCTTTCGGAACAGTATATCTGATAGGTACATCTGGTGAGAAACAGTCAGACTTTAATCAGGCAACAGAGATAATATACAACCCAAAGGGTTATTATATGTACGCGCTCCCAAATGTATATGACAAACCCGGAGAGGGTAGAAAACAAATAACATTCTTCTTTCCTGAATACATAAATAGAAAGGGCTGTTATGATGAAAATGGTAATTCTAATGTGGCTAAGGCTCTTATTGAAATACTTCTTGATAGATATAGGATAAAGTATAACACAACAGACCTAAATACAATTACAAGAAGTATAGCAGAAAGACCAATTACACCACAGGAAGCTCTGCTTAAATCAAAAGGTAACAAGTTCCCTGTAAATGAGCTCAATCAAAGACTTAATGAGCTTGATGTAAACAGTAGTGAGTATGATGATGTTTATGTTGGAGAGCTTGTAGAAAACGGTGATGGCGAGGTTGTGTTTAGGGCAACAGCAGACCAGCCAATAAGGATATACCCAATAGAAAACAATATGACAAAAGGTGCTCTTGAGATATTCTGTATGCCACAGAAAGATAGTAATGGCAGAGTGCCGGCTGGTAGATATATTTGTTCTTCGGACCCAATCGACCAAGACGCAACAACAGATTCAACATCACTATATTCAACATTTGTAATGGATTTGTTTACTGATAATGTTGTTGCTGAATATACTGGCAGAAAAGAATATGCAGAACAAAACTATGAAGTATCAAGACTGTTATGTATATTCTATAACTGCAAACTTTTATATGAGAACAACTTGAAAGGAACATTCTCATACTTCAGCAAGTTGGGTTGTTTACATCTTCTTGCTGATACACCAGAATATCTTCAGGATAAAGAGTTGCTTAAGCTTGGAACAATTGGTAATACAATGAAGGGTGTTAGGGCAACAAAAGCTGTAAACAACTATGCTGATGACCTTACAAGAGAGTGGCTCATACAGCCAGAAACTATTATAAAGAAAAATGAAAATGGTGAAGAAGTTGAGACAACAAGAAAAAAACTGTTTTCATTAAGGAACAGGGCGCTAATAATGGAGCTTATAAGGTATAATAATTATGAGAATTTTGACCGCGTGAGAAGTTTTGGGCTTTTAATGCTATATAGAGAACAATTTAGAATAGCTGCTGGTGGTGATGTTACAGATAGTCAGGAAACATCATCAAGCCAGCTTGCTTTTGACCCATTCTTTACAAGGATTCTTAATAGGGGAAAAGAGTAGTAGTTACAATTTAATTTACAACAAATCAACACTTAATAATTTGTTTATGCATTTGAGTTTATAACTTATTTTGTTTAGATTTGCTGGTAATATTATCATAAATAATTATTTATGCTACTTGATAGTGTCAATATACAGGGCGGTTTTCCGAGCCAAAAGGTTGGATGGAGAAAGAAAACCAAGATGTGGGGAGCACAATGCGTAGAGTGGGGTGCAAGCAAGAACTACTTCACTGATACAAAGGTAAGGAATTCTATGCTTCACAAGAAGATAAACTATGACCTTGTGAACAACAAGATTCATATGTCAGACCTTGCTATTGTGCTTAATGCTTCAAATCTTGGTGATGATATTGTACCAGACAAGATTCAGCATTACCCTATAATAAATAGCAAACTTAATGTTCTTCGTGGTGAAGAAGCTGGAAGAACATTTGATTATAGTGTCATAGTAACCAATCCAAATGCTGTATCTGAAATAGAAAAAGCAAAGCAGGCTGAAATGGTCAGCAGGATTGAACAATCTATTGCTGAAAGCTCACAAAGTCAGGAAGAGTTTGAATCAAAGGTTCAATCCGAGCTTAAATATATGACGACAACTTGGCAGGATAGCAATGAACTTGTGGCCAACCAGTTGTCTAATCATTACTGGAGAGAATATGATTTTAAGTTCATGTTTAACAGTGGTCTGATTGATGCTGAAACATGTGGTGAAGAAATATATCAGGTTTATCTTCAGAATGGTGAACCAGCAGCAAGGAAGCTTGACCCACAGCTTGTTGATATTTATCGCAACAGCAATTCATCGAAGATAGAAGATGCTGATATGATAGTTATCAACAATTACTGGAGTAAAGGAAAGATTATAGAAACCTATGGAGATATACTTACAGACAAGGAGGTTGAGTACATAGAAAACTATAAGTCTGGTTCTGATTATGATTCATTCATGAGAAGTGATGGTCTTGGCTCACCGGAAGCAATTGTTGGATATAGGGTTGGTGAGAGACCAGATGGTTCAAAATATTCTGATGGTATAAGTCTTTGGGAGGATAATCACCAAGACCTCACCGCCGATGATTTGTATATTCCAACAGACACTATTGGGGAGTATCTACCCTATGATGTATATGGCAACATAAAGGTTAGTCAGGTATACTGGAAGTCTTTAAGGAAGATTAAAAGAATTAAGTCTTACAATCCCATTACAGGAGAAGTTGAGTATAGTCTTCACACAGAAGATTATAAGGCAAACAAGGAAATGGGTGAGGAAGAGCAACCATATTGGATTAATCAGGCTTGGCAGGGAGTTAAGATTGGGGAGAAGTTATTTGTAGATATAAAACCATGCCCTATACAATTCAACGACCTTGACCATCCATCAAAGTGTCACTTTGGTATAATAGGTTCCATATATAATATAGGTGGAGATGAGCCCGTGTCTATGGTTGATTTGATGAAACCATACAGCTATCTTTACGATGCTACAATGCACAGACTCACAGACCTTCTTTCAAGGAATAGGGGAAAGGTTATAGACCTTGACCTTTCTCTTGTTCCAGAGAAATGGGATATTACAGACTATGTGAAGATTCTTACCGCTCACGGTATTTCTGTAAGAGATAGTTTTAGAGAGGGTAATGCTGGTGCTGCAAAAGGAAAGCTTGCTGGTCTTATGAACAACGCTTCATCAAGAACAATAGACCTTGATATGAGTCAATCCATTTCTGCACTTATCAATATCCTTGTGATGATAGAGCAGATAATGGGCAAGGCCGCTGGTATTACAGACCAAAGAGAGGGACAGATTCAAAACAGGGAAACTGTTGGTGGTGTTGAAAGAAGCGTGCTTCAATCAAGCCATATTACTGAGTGGATATTTATGATTCACGATAATCTCAAGAAGAGATTTATTGAGGCATTTATTGACATGTGTAGAGCTGCTCTCAAGGGTACTGTAAAGAAATTCCAATATGTTATTTCTTCAGACCTTGCAAAGCAGATTGTTACTGTGGATGGAGATACATTCTCAATGAATTCTTATGGGCTTGTTGTGGACAACTCTTATGATACACAAGAGTTTACAAAGAATCTTCCTACAATAATCCAAGCTTGCTTACAGAATGATAAGCTCACAATGAGTGGTCTGATTAGACTGTATAATTCTACATCAAGAGCAGAAAAGCAGAGGGTTATTGAGGAGGATGAGCAGGCAACATATCAAAGACAAGCTGAAGCACAGCAACAGCAACTCCAGAGCCAGCAACAAATAGCTCAAATGGAACAGCAGACAAAGCAACAGCAAATGGAGCATGAAGCTGCTATGAATACTGAAAACAATGAAACAAAGATACTTGTTGCAGAGATTCAAGCACAGGCAAGGATTCAAGATGATGCTAACAATAATGGTCAAATGACTGAAGGAGAAAGAGCTAATCTTGATGAAAAGAGAAAGCAATTTGATGCTACCAACCAACTTAATAGAGATAGGTTAAACTTTGATAAAGATAAAGCAAAAACAGATGCAGAGTTGAAAAGAAAACAGATAAGCAATAAAAGTAAAGCACAATAAACATTTGATAAACAAATTTATTTAGCAGCACAAACGTACTGCTAAATTATTTATTAAAACGCTTGTAGATTATTTAAAGTTTATCTATAATTGCAACATGAAATTAAGGGATTATATTATAGGACTTGTTGCAATCGCTGTATTGTTTTCAGTGGTATATTGCTTCATGTCTATTAATAAATCATTGAGAAAATCCCTTGAGATTTCAAAGAAAAACGAGCTTGCCTATATAGCAGAGAATGATTCACTAAAGAGTAATTCCATACAGTTCAAATATACAATAGCAGAGCTTAACCATAGCAACGATTCTCTTGTTAAAGAGATGGTTTCGCTCAAGAGAGATTTAAAAGTTAAAGATAAGCAGCTCGCTTCTTTGGCTTATCTTCAATCAATAGCAAACATAAAAGATACAATAAGACTTACAGATACAATCTTTGTTAAAAATACAAAGGTTGATACAACGGTAAATAATAAGTGGTATACAATTGGTTTACATCTTGAATATCCACAAATGGTAGGTCTTAATATCAAAGTTCCAAGTGAAAAATATATAGTTGCTTCATACAAAAAGGTATTGCTTAACCCATCTGACTGTAAAGTTAGAGACTGGTTTAAGAAGAAGAGTAAAATAGTGGAAGTTGAAGTTGTAGAGAAGAATCCATTTATAATTAATGAAAAACAAAAATTTATTGAAGTAATAAAATGAGCGCGGAACTTTGGAATATTATAGGCTATTTTGCTTCTGCAACAGCCGGTAGCTTTGCATCTTATATCTTTGCAAGAAACAAATATAAGACAGAAGTACAGGGTGCAAAGATAGATAACTTTGACAAGTCTTTGGACAGCTATAAAAAGATGTACGAAGATATGATTGCCAACATGAAAGAACAGAATGATTTGGTAATCGCTCAAAACAGAAATCTATCTGATGAGAAACTTCAGCTTATAGAGGAAAAGAAAGAGCTTAAGAAAGAGATTGTTGAGTTGAAGAATGAGGTTGCTGAAAGTAGAAAACAGATAATGACCCTCACAAACTTTGTGCTTGCTTCTGCTATCAAGCGAGCTGATGGTGGTGAAGAAAATATACTCACACCGGAAAGTCTTGAATCATTAAAGAAGATTATGATGGTTGATAAACAAAATAAGAAATAATGGAAATGGCTACAAAAAGAAGGAAATCAGACCCAAGAACACCAAGGGCTGGTCTTAAAACAGGAAAAAGAAGACTTGGTAATGGTGGCAACCTAAAAGCTTGTGGCGGAAAAATCAGACATAAATAAGAGATTATATAAATTAACAATAATCTCGCTTAAAATTATACCAATGCTAATAGCGTTGGTATATACAATAAATACAGTGTTATGTCTGATTGGTATTGATATATCAGCACTATCATATATCGGTGGAGTATCATTATTGCCTTTGGCTTTTATGTATTTATGTTCATATGCTTTTAGGTTTTGTGAATATCATAGAATGTTCTTACACTATATTCTTGTTGTAAATATAATAAGTGCTATAGATTTTCACTTTAATTTACCAATAAGCGATGTAATGTTTGCAATAATAAATAGTATAGTGATTGCTATATTCTTGTTTTTAATACTATATTTGCATCAAAAGGAGACAAAAAATGATAGGCCTGATAAAACAACAGCTCATTAGAATTGTAGATGATATAGATGCTGGTAATACAAATATATCAGAGGATGATGCAATAAGTGTTGCAAGAGCATTGAATGAGTTTGCAAGAGAAAATGGTATAAGCAAATATCAAGCATATACATACCTTAATATAAGTAGAGCAACGTTTGATAATCTTGTAGCTGAAGGTAAACTGCCAAAAGGTAAGAAGGTTGCTGGATTTAAAGAGTTGAGGTGGTATAAACAGGATTTGGATAAATATATAAAACTAAATAAAAATGAAAATTAATTCTATTTTAATTCAGGAATATGAGCCAACCGTAATGAATGTTGGCTGGCTGAAACCATCTACTGGAGAGCTGTTGTTTCCATTAAATGGTGCGTGGGTATCAACAAATAAAAAGGAAGAGCCAGAAAATACTCAAGACAATCAAGAACCAAGCAATTCTGATGATGGTGAATCATAATATATGACAAATGCTGAAGAAAGAGAAATGTTGTTACTTTTAAGAGAAAACAATGTTCTCTTAAAGCAGATTGTGTCGTATATACAACAGAAAGAAAACGGTTCTCCAATAAAAGATTTTATGATAAATTATATAGCAAACAAAGCTGCTGATACATTCTAATAAAACCTAAATACATTACTAAATAAAAACCCCTTGCAGAGTAATCTGTGAGGGGTTTTAGTATTGTTGTCTTTCCGGAAAAACACACATTATATTTGCTGCCGTAAGCTTACAAAAACAAATTAAACAAACAATTTAAAGTTAAATTTATTATGGCAGAAGATACAAAAACTTATGTATTTGGCAATGGTGATGGCTATGGTTCTGTTCCAGCTTGGCTTGCTATGAACAATGGCAACAATGGATTCTTTGGTGGAAATGGTCTTGCTGGTGGTGCTATTGGTTTTATCCTTGGTCTCCTCTTTGGTAATGGTTGGGGAGGTTTTAGTAATTTTGGTGGTGGTAATTCTGGTGCAGCAGCAGCTCTTGGTGCACAGGCTACAGCCAACAATAATGCAGAAACTGTACTGCGTGCAATTGATGGTACAGATGCTGATGTAAGGCAGCTTTCTACAATGTCTGGTTACAGTCTTGATGCTATCAAGTCTGCACTTAGTACTGTAAGTACAAGCATTGCTACTCTTGGCGGTCAGCTTGGAATGTCTTCACTTCAGGTTGTTAATGCTATCCAGAGTGGTAACGCAAGTCTTGCTTCCCAGCTGTGTCAGTGCTGCTGCGAGAATAAACTTCTTGTTACATCTCAAGGTTATGAAAACCAGATTGCTACACTCAATCAGACCAACACTCTTGGTACTGCAATCAGTGGGAGTGGCCAGCGTACTGTTGATGCTATTGCAGACCTTAAGACTACTATGGTTAAGGAGTTCTGTGATGCTAAAGAGCGTGATATGCAGAATGAAATCAACACCAAGAATGAGGTTATCTCAACTCTCCGTGGTCAGATAGACAATGCAAACCAGACAGCTCAGATTGCAGCCATTCTTGCACCTATTCAAGCAAAGGTTAATGAGATTGAAAACAGACAACCTAATACTGTTCCTGTAGTTTGGCCAAACCTTACAGCTGTAAATAACACACCATTCTACGGTGGATTTAATGGCTATGGGTATGGCTGGAATGGTCAGAGCTATTGGGGATAATTGATAGGAGGATTATGCTATGGCAAGATTCCCTTATCAATATGCCAATATCAACGGTATTCCAAGAATAAAGTCCACAAGAGTAACAGTAAGTGATACTGCTGTAGACTTCCAGTTCAATCCAGATTGGGATAGAAACCCTTTTAGCGGTTTGTTGCTTGTCTATCTTTCAGAAGCTATTCCTGAAGGTACAACAACAACCCTTCCAATAAGATTCTCAATGGCTGGAAATACACAGAATGTAACAGTATCCGGTGGTGCAAACCTGACTGTTGCAGACTTTGATGGACCAGATGTATACCTTGTATATTACGATAGAGCTTTGAACATCTTAAAGCTTATAGGTTAAATTATAAACACAAGATAATATGTTTCAATCAGTAAGGCAGAATGGTCAAATATATGTTCTGCACAAAACAAACAAACCATATTTGGAGATTGGGCAAGTTATTTCTCAGCCTATAACCAAACCGAAATACACTATACCGACAACTTTTGGTCAACCACAAGAGTTAGTTACAGATATATCTGTTAAGATTGGTGATATAACAGCTAATTATAACGGGCTTCCTTCACAGCAAGACATTGCTGATACATTCAGTAATGGAGAGAGTATAGTGGTTGCTGATAGTAGAGAAGCCATGAATTCTGAGGTACTAAGTTCAAAACAAAAGAGTATAGACATCATCAATAGCAGAGAATATCACGAAGGTTTGGTTGAACAATATGATAAGATATTGGTTGAGCTTAATCCAGAATATGCTGAAAAGCAAACCCAAAAAGAGGAAATAAATACTCTAAAGGGAAAGATGGACGAGATGTCAAAGAATGTTTCTGAACTAATGAAGACCAATGCCTTACTGCTTGAAAGATTATCAAAAACAGGAATGTAATATGAGACTTTGGGAAATAAGAGAACAAGACGAAACCTCAAGATTTGGCAGGCGTGGATATAAGTCTGGCATGAGAGGATATAAAGAAGACCATATAGATGAAGCTTATGAATGTGGTTATGAAGATGGCTACAGGGATGCAATGAAAGAAGCTAAAAGCTATTATGGTGAAAGAAGCTCCCGCATGGGTGGAAGTTACCGTGAGGAGTAATGTTTAACCAAGGGGAGGTAACACTCCCCTTTATTTATATATAGGTATGAGACTTGATTATAAAGAAAAATTTCCTTCCGGAATGGAAGAATACATAGGTTATTATGGGTGGCACTTCTCCAAGAAAATGTGTGAATGGGCTGTAAGTAAGATGTTCAAGAAAGATGCCAATGGCAGAGAGATTGAACCAAGGAAATATACAAAGGAGCAACTTGAAAGTATTATGCAGAGATTTGGTGTGAACATACCATTCTCCTATGATGCTCTATATGTTGCCAATATGTGTTCAGCTGATTTTCTTGGCTCATCTATAATGGATGAACAACATCTTGTAATGTATGTTAAAGATGTAATAAAAGACCCGGATGCTTATGATGGTATGGTATTTACAAGATTCTATGCAGACTGTATAGGTAGCGGCACTCCTATTGATTGGGAGGATATGGTATGATAATACAGGATTTTAAGCTTAAGAATTGGAATTGGTATGTGAGGGTATATTATTTTGTGGATGACATATACTATGATATGATAGTGCAAGACCTTGAAGCAATAGGTTGTACAAATCCTGAAGAAACTGTAGATAGATTGTATGATGCTGGAATTAACTCGGGTCTTACATTCTCATCTCCAAAAGACAGAACATCTGTACTTGTCATAGGTAAGACAGATTCTCCGCAAGAATTCCAATCAACAATAGACCATGAAAAGGGGCACCTTGCAATACATATAGCACTGTTTAATGATATTGATTTCATTGGAGAAGAATATCAATACTTGGCAGGTGAAATAGGTAAACAAACATATCCAGTAGCAAAGTATTTCTTATGTGACCACTGTTATAGAGATGCTTTAAGATTGAGAGGCAAGCTTGTTGAAAACGAGTAGTTTTGGTCTTCAAGATTAAGATTGTGTTAAACAAAGATTAACATTATTTTAATCTTGTTGACCTTTCTTGCTATTTTAGATACTTTTGTTACAAAATTAAATGGAGAAACAATATGGAAGAATTTAATTTATCAATGGAAAATGTCCTCGATGCCAGCGATTTGGAGCTTGACAACAAGGTTGTAGAGCCAGAAAAAACAAAAGAAGAAGTCAAGGAGCCGGAGCACAAAGAGGAAGAAAAGAAAGAAGAAAAACAAGAGTTCATTGAAAACGAGGCTACTGAAGTTCTTGATGCTGCAAATCTTGAACTGGAGAGCGTAGGTGGCGATAAGTCTGAAAAAGAAACAGGGAGCACCGGAAGCCAAGCTGAAGGTACTTCTCCCAATACCTACTCTTCCATTGCCTCGGCATTTAAGGTAGATGGTGTTCCCCTTTTTTCAGATGCAGATGATGAAAGACTTTCAAAGATTGACAATGCTAACGACTTTGAGGATTTCATCAAGGAAAAGTTGGAAGAGACTGTAACAAACAGATTGGGAGAAACAGAAAAGAGAATAAACGATGCTCTTACTTATGGTATGGAACCATCGGATATTCAGGTCTTTGAAAACAGTCTAAAAAATCTCGACAGTATTAAGGAAGAAGATATTAATGCTGAAACTGAAGAAGGGGAAAACCTTAGAAAGAATCTGATTTATACAGACTTGATTAATAGGGGTTTCTCGGAAGACAGAGCAAAGGAAAAGGTTCAAAAAATCTTTGAAAACAGCACTGATATTGAAGAAGCAAAAGATGCTCTTGAGTCAAACAAAAAGTTTTATAAAGCCAAGTATGACGAAGAGTTCAATGCGAGAAAAGCTGAGTATGAGAAAGCTGTTGAGGACAGAAAGAAGGATGCTGAAAAGCTGAAGAAATCTATTCTTGAAGATGAGAAATCATTTGGAGAGATTAAGGTTGACAAGGCAACCAGACAAAAGATTTTTGATGCTATCAACAGACCTGTCGGGAAGGATAAGCAAGGCAGACCAATAAGTGCTCTGCAAAAATATGCTGATGAAAATCCGGCAGATTTCAGAAAGTATTTGGCATACTTCTATGTTATTACTGATGGATTCAAATCGCTTGACAAAGTAAAGGAATCTGTTAGTAAAGAGGTTAGAAAAAAGGAGATATCTGCTCTTGAGAGAACCTTGAACAGTACTGCAAGGAACACTGATGGAACACTTAATCTTGTTGGTGGGAAAGGTGGTAATTATGGTTCAGGAGAACAGACTTGGCAGATAATACTTTAACTAAAATAATTAATAATTAATCAAGTCGTTATGGCAGTTAGATTTTCAAAATTTCAGACCAGAGGCTTTACAGGTTGGAGTTCTATTATCACCAAAGCAAACCACATCAGTATGCTTGGTGGCCAGAACCAAAATGTAGTTTCTGAGTTCTTCACTCAGGTAATGGCAAGGAATTTTGGTCAGTCCATTGATTCCGAGCTTTCCAAGTTCCCTACCAAGATGTTTGCTGATGATAGCGAGATTACTTGGGATGTTTATGGTTCTGCTCGTAGGAACATTCCTCTTGTAAAGGCTTTCTATGAGGATGGCACAACAGCAGTTTCCAGCAACGGAGGCAATGCTGGTGCCAATGGAAAGGTGCTCTTCCTTCTGTTTGATGAGGCCTACTTCTTCAAGGGCGAGGTTATTATGGGTAATCTCAATCAGATTTATCCATTAAGAATTAAGGATGACCCAAAGGCTTATGGTTCCAAATATCTCTATGAATGTGAGAGTATTAACGGTTCCAACGATGGTCTGCCTTGGGATAGGCTCCAGCCCGGTGAGAGATTCAGCTATGCTTATGCACCAGTTGAGAGGGGGCTCTCCAAGGAGGTTGGTGGTGTAAGACACTCTGCACCTATGAAGGCTCGCAACGAGTTTACTATGATTCGTTTGCACGATGAGGCTTCTGGTGATGTTTATAACAAGAAGGTTGCCATTGGTGCTACCATTGCAAGGATGGATGCCTCTGGTAAGCAGGTAAAGGTTACACCAGAAAATGGTGGCTTCGTATGGATGCACTACTGGGATTATGTATTTTCACAGACTTGGAGCGAGTATAAGAATAATGTTTACTATTATTCTGTTGCCAACCGCAAGTCCAATGGTGAGTACATGAACTTTGGTGTTTCCGGTGAAGTTATCAAGCAGGGTGATGGTATTCTTGCACAGCTTGAGAGAGGTAATGTTGTTTACTACAATGACTTCTCCCTGAAGGTTCTTGAGGATGCACTTCTCCGTATCAGCTCTGCAAAGATTGAGCTTGGTCAGGGAAGACACTTTGCTCTCCATACAGGTGAGGCTGGTGCAAGACTGTTCAGCAATGCTGTTCGCAATGCTATGAGTGGTTGGACCGAGTTCCAGTTCAATGGTGATGGTCTTGGCGTGGTTAAGAAGACATCTTCTCCTATGCACGAGACAGCACTTTCTGCTGGTTATCAGTTCACTCGTTACTCTGGGCCTATGGGCATTGTTCTTGATGTTGTTCTTGATACCCAGAAGGATGACCCTGTTAACAACAAGATGCTGATGGAAGATGGCACACTTGCAAGTGCTGCTCGCTTCGATGTGTATGATATGGGTAACAACAATGAGCCTAATGTTTACCGTTGTGGTATTGAAGGTCAGCCTGTTGATGCTCGTTCTTACATGTGGGGTCCTCGCAATCCATTCACCGGTCAGTGGGGCAATCCTAACATGAGCTACACTGATGATAAGGCTTCTGTGCATGTGCTTGGAACATTTGGTGCTGTGGTTCGTGATGTAACCAAAGTATTCTCTATGATTCCTGCCGTTCTTGCAGCCTAATATTATATAGGGGTGAGTAACCCTCACCCCTTTTATTTAACAATAAATGAATAGAAAATGGGAGAAGAAGTTAATTTGATTATGGAACCAGAAGACCTCGAAATGCAGTTCGAGCCGGTTCAAACAACTGAAAAGGAAGAGACAAAACAGAAAGCTGGTAGGAGAAAAAAGACCGAAACAGTTAATGATGAAGAGCTTGTAAATTGTCTGAGAAAAGAACTTGTAAATGTGGTGCTTGTAAAGAAGAAAATTGAGTGGATTACAGATAGCAATCACCCTCTTTCTGATGGCATGGCAGATGGGACTACAGCCACATTTGTTGTACCAAAGCTCAGGAATGGAGAACTCAAGAATCCTCTTACAAAACTTGAGAAAGATTTTCTTGAAGATTATATGGGGCTTGAGCCAAATGCTTTGAGTATTCACAAGAGACCACAAGAAAATTTCTGGACAAACAGACAGGTTATAGTACAAAAGAAGGGAACGGTGCTTGACCTTTCAACACCAATGGGATATATCAATTATAAGATTCTTCTTATGAATACAGATACTATCTGCCCGTCACTTGAAGAGCTTAAGTTGATGCCAAAAGCAACCTATAAGTATGTGCTTGTATCTGATAAGGAGCAATATACAGCAAATGCAGAGAAGGCTACAACAAGGTCAAAATGCTGGAAGGAATATCTCAAGATTGAAAGCAAACCCAATGTTCTGAAATCTATACTTGAATCTATGACCGGAGAAAGAGTTGGTGGTGATATACAACTTGAGTATTTGCAGAATAGAGTATCTGATTTGATTGAATCAAATGCAAGAGAATTCTTGAGTGTAGTAACAGACCCTCTTCTTCAGTATAAAGCCTTGCTCAAGGAAGCTGTTGAGTCAAATGTTGTTGAACTTCGTGGTGATTACTACTATTACAACAATACTCCCATGTGTGGAAAGGATGAAAATCCTACCATTACAGTAGCAGCAAGATATGTTTCAAATCCAAAGAATCAGGAAATCCTGTTTTCTATTCAAGGTAGATTAAAGTAGTTTTATATGTCAGCCGATGAATTTAGCGTAGAGTTCGATATACTCTATAACAATATACAATCAAATCAAGCTCCGGGACTTAACTCCTTGGAGAAGAGTATATTGTTAACTCAAGCTAAAGAGCTGGTAATAAAAGATTTATACTCTGGTAGTTCTGGGCCATATGAAGCTAATGAAGAGGTTATGCAATATCTTCAAAAGCTTACATATCAAACAAACTATACCATAGACTCATCTGAAACAGGTGGTCAACAGTATAACTTCGATATGTCTGACATGGAACCAAAGTGCTGGTTTATAGTCTATGAGCAAGCAAAGCTTAAAAGAGATGATTGTAATAAATCATATTATGTTCCAGTAACAGCAATCACCCATAATGAGTTTGCAAAAGCTATGGATAATCCTTTCAGGAAGCCAGACAGAAGAACTGTTCTTAGGGTATTGATTGGAGATACAATCCAATTGTATTGTGATGATAAAACAGCACTTCAAGGTTATTCTGTAAGGTATCTTGCACAACCATCAAAGATTTATCTTGACAACTTCACGCAGAGTAGTGTACCAGATAAGTGGGTTCTTCCAAATTCTATTACTTGGAGTGAGTATAAAACCAATGTTTGTCCAGACCTGCCAGAATCTTTACATAGAACTATTTTAATCAAAGCCGTACAGCTTGCAAAAGCTGCTTGGGCATAAAACAAAGTTATAACAAATAAAAATACTTAAGTATTATGAACTTTTCTACAAATCAAGTAATTCAGCTCTACGTTCTTGAGACAGGTGCTACTCTTGGTAGTAACATTGCTCCTTCTGGTGCCGTTCAGTATGCTATCACTCATGCTGATGGTAAGATTGAAACCACCGATGTTATCAAGAATGTAATTGGTACTGCGGCAGTTGTTGCTGCTGGTGATGACACAAAGAAGCTCAAGGAGCTTACAATCACGGTTAAAAATGGAAAGGTGATTGCTGGTCAGGAGTATATTATTGGTCTCACATTCCGTGGCTTTGGTCAAGAGGATGTTACCACAAAGATTATTGCTGCAAAAGCAAAGAGTACAACCGATACAGACCTTTATAGGGCCCTTGCTATCAATGCTTGGCTCCAGAGAGGTGTTGAGGTAGAGCCACTGTTTGATATCTATGTTGATGGCAGCAAGGTAACAAGCAAGGCTACACTTGAGGATGCATCCACCGATTTCTCTGCTGGCTTCAAGCTTGTTGAGGCTACTCCTACTTGGGAGCTTGGTTCTTTCCCCGAAACAACTGCAACAATTGAGGTTGGTACAACACCAATAATCGTTTCTGGCGCAGAGGATAATGATTGGCTTGTAACAAAGCAGTTTGCAGAGGGCAACACAACGATTCCTAACACCCACAAGATTGCAGACCTTGAGCTCTTTGCAAAGGGTGAAAGAGGAAACTCCAATGCTCTTGCTGGTTGGCCAGACAACATCAAGCCAGACCTCTATGTAAATGCAAGCGATGCTACTGGATATGCTGTTCTTGCTGTTCATTATGCATTTGTTGGTGGCAATGATGAAGTTCAGAAGAGTGAGCGTGATGCTATCTTTGTAACTCCAGAAGCAAGCAAGGCTACACTCACAACCATTGCAACTGCTGTTAATGCTCTTCCAAAGATTGCTTAATTAGCATCTTAATAATTTCTTAAAGTCCTTGGTGGCTAAAGATAAATTCTATATCTTTGCTATCAAGGACTTTAAGTATATTTTTATCTTATGAGCACATATAGAGAGCTTATAGTTATGGTTGCAGACCTTGCGAAACAGGTCAGTGATGATGATACCTTAACTTACAGACACATAGCATTCCTTCTTAATATATATAGGGCATACCTTCTTAAGCAGAAGTATCTAAATAAAGCACAGGAGATACCATCAAGTAACTATCAAACAATATGTGCAAAGGTTGAGCCAACAAATAGTGGTTCTGCTGGAAATCCTTGCTGCAATAGTAAATGTAATCCAGATAGTTCTTATATGCTCAAGTCATCAAATAAACTATCTGAAGTTCTTACATTCAGTGATACAAAAGCAACTCTTGTTAGATGTGCTGGCGAGTTCACAATATCTGTTGATGCATATAATAGTATTGGACAAACAGAAGAACAAGATAATGAATTCTGTGAGTATCTGAATAAACTTGTCGGTGATACTGCATTACAAATATCTGATATAGATACATTGCCAAAAACAATAGAAGATATCTATTCAACAAAATGCAAAGAGGATGTTCAGGATATAATCAGTATGATATATTCGAAGCTTCCAAAGTATTTTGATTTGTCTATATATCAAATTGCATCACAAGAAACATCTGAATGCAATCCAGACATGTATGATGCAACAATGAGAACTTTTGGAAATGTTCAAATGGTCGGCAAAGAGAGGTTTCCATATGCTGGATTAAGCAAGTATTCAAGGAATCAAGTATTTGGTACAATTGGTATAGACAACAAGTTATACCTAAAATCAAACAGTGATATAACAAGCTACACAACAGCTTTTATTACTTCCATATTTGAAAATCCAGATAAAGCTTATGAGCAATCCGGTTGTACTTATAAGTATACAAAAGATGGTCAAACTAAGATAAAAACTTGTCCAGAAGGTGATGGTATATGCGACCCTTGGGATAGAGAATTTCCTATTGAGGAAGCACTTCAAAGTCAGCTTGTTAATCTTGTATTGAGAGATATTCTCGGCGCTGCCTACAGACCAAAAGATTCGGTCAACAATAGTACCGACGACCTGAGTGATATAGTTGCTTATGTAAGAAGAAATATGAAGCAACAATATGTAAATCAACAAAATCCAAGCAATGGAACAGCAGAGTAGTATAGGTATAAAGAAGAAAGGTACAAAGCATTTACATAATACTGCATTCAAAACCATTGATACATATAATGCATATAGGAAGGATGGTGGCAAGTTAAACAAGCATGACTACAGGGCTGTAGTAAGAGAGCTTAATGAATTTATTGCAGAGCAACTCGCAAGAGGAAAAATGGTTATATTGCCATGTAGATTTGGTTCGCTTGGTGCAAGAAAAATAAAAAAGAAGCTTGAATTTGAGAACGGAAAGATAACAAATACATATTCAGTTGATTGGGGCAGAACCAAAAAACTTTGGAGAGAAGATGAACAAGCATATAAAGATAAAATACTTGTAAAGCTGCCAACAGAATATGATTACTATGTATATTGGTATAAGAGTGATGCAAAGTTCAAGTATAAGTCAATATATGATTTCAAACCGGTAAGAAGTCTTAAGCTAAAAACAAGACAATATCAGATGGCTGGAGAGATGGATGCTATACCAATAATAAAAATACATTAGATATGAAACCAAATACAATAAGCTTAAATGAAATGATAGGGAGAATCAAGAATCATAAACTTCTTGCTTCTCTTACAGATGAAACAATAGTTGATTGGACAGTTGAGTTTCAAGGAGTTCTTGGTATAGCAGAAACATTTGAAGATAAGCTTGTAACTCTTGAGGTTAAGGAATACCGGGCTGTTCTTCCGGAAGATTACTATGATATAATTCAGGTTAGAACATTCTCGAACAATCAACAAGCTCCTATATATTTTAGAAGCACGACAGACAAGTTCTATAAGAGTGAAAATAAAACTAATGCTGTACCATATACATATACTATAAGAGGGAAGGTTATCTATCTTTCTCCAATGAGACAAGGTACAATAGAGGTAGCTTACAAAGCAATAGAGCTTGATGATTGCGGAATGCCACTTATACCTGATAATGAGAAATATAAGAGAGCTCTTGAATCATATATTAAGTGGAAGAGATATACAGACTTGTTTGATGTTGGAGAAATAAACGAACATGTTCTTGATAGGGCTGAAAGGGATTATTGCTTTAATGTTGCACAATGCAGTAATGAATTCAAGATGCCTTCACTTGATGAGATGGAAAGCATCGGTAATATAATGAACTCTCTTCTTCCAAGAAAGTTCTCACATTATAGGGGATATGCAGATTCTGGCAGTAAGGAATTCTATAACAAACATTAATATTTAAGATATGGAACAGAAGATTGTTCAGTTCAGAAACAGAGGAATGAGGCAAGATGAATCAATTAGCAAGGCCTCGGATGAGTTTGCATTCAAGAATATTAATGTAAGAATTACAGCGGTTAATGACAACACGCTGTTTTCTGTTACTAATGAAAAGGGTGTAAGTAAGATAGAAATAGTAGATGAGAATAATAGCCAATCTGAAATACTTGGTGCATATATAGGGAAGTGTATTATAGATAAATATCTTATCTTATTTACAAAGCAAGACGGTAACGATAGGATTTACAGGTGCTATATAGAAGGCAATAAACTTGTAATAAATGAGATTGCTAATGGTTATTTCAATTTCTCAAAACCAGTAGAAACCGTAGGCTCTTATGAGCGTGATGATATCATAAAAGTATACTGGGTTGATGGTGTAAATCCTAATAGGGTAATCAATATTATGGCTGAAACACAGCCAGATAGTTTTGATTTCTTACCAACCGTTAATGATTTTCCATCTATAAGCGTAACAAAACAATATGGTGGAAATGGCAAATTTCCAGCTGGTGTAATACAGTATTTTGTATCATATTACAACAAGCTCGGTCAAGAAACAAAGATTGTTGCTGCAACGGACCTTCAGTATATATCATTTAAAGATAGGGGTGGAAAGGCTGATGAAATAGTCAACCTGTCATTTATTCTTGAGCTTTCCAATCTTGATACAAGCTTTGATTATGTAAGAGTGTATTCTGCAAAGAGAAGTTCTATTGATGGTCCAATCGATGCTCAGATAGTTGGTGATTACAAGATTGATGGCACAAGTGTTAGAGTGATAGATAACAATATAGCTCAAGCTTCGATAGATTCATCGTTACTTTATTATATAGGTGGTGATACATTTATAGCATCAACTATTGAAGATAAGGATGGTGTGCTGTTTCTTGGTAACATACAGACAAACGGTAGTAAAAAAGACTTTGAAGATACTGTAGCTCACTACTTCCAACAAATAGTAGATATTAAATATGTTCCAATAGAATCTGTTGATAGAACATATAAGAACAATGAGTGGTATAAGATTGCTGTTCAGTTGCAGTATAATACAGGTGAATGGTCCGAACCAATATTTGTGAAAAATTTATTGGTTGAAGACATGCCGCCAATAAATGACTCTCAGAGAACATTTGTTTCAACGATATATATAAATACTGAGCCATCTTCTATTAGTGAGCTTAATGAAGTATTTGATAACAACAATATAGTAAACTATAGATTACTTATTGCTGAAACATCTGAATCAACAAGAAATGTTATAGCTCAAGGTGTAATAAATCCCACAGTATTTAATATTTACGACAGGTATAATAATAGCCCTTTTTCTATAGCTTCTTGGGTGTCAAGACCGAGAGGCGGGAGAGCTTTTAATAGGCATATGGAGAGTGTTAATGTTGATACTTGTTATACATCAACAGATACATATAAAAAATATGCAGACGGCAGGGCTGAAATACAGTTCTCACTAAAAGACTCTGGTGCTATTGGTGAGGATGATGGTATTAGAGCACCAATTTCAAGCAACGAATCGTTAATATTGCAAGATGTTAATGAGAAGAAAAACTATTTTTATATAGATGAATCAATACTTAATTTTAACTCACCGGAAATAACATATAATGACTATATAAACAATAGCTCAAATCTTAAATTTAGAATAGTTGGTATAATAAATATAGATAGGTTTCGCTCTGATTATAGAATAGATGTAAATAATGTTGAAGCAAACAAATATTCTATTAATGAGAAAATAATTGATAACAATAATACAATCCAACTAATAAGCGATTATTTATATAATATTGATTTTGACAATACCATATATTCACTACAAATATATCCTTGGCAAAGGTCTGGTAGTTTGATTTATGTAAATAATTCTGACTCAACACTTGAAAATAAGTATATATTAAGCAGGAAGGTATTTTCAAACTATATATCATCTGACAAAAACTATTACTTCAAGAATACAAGTTATTTTGAATATACAAACAATATACAGTATTCTATATTTAATGATAATGAGTTGGTAAAATTAAATAACGGTAAGTCTTATTATGGTAAATATGATACCGTTGTTGCATATGAAACAAAAAATAGTGTTAATTATTATGACCATTCATCTCTTCGGAAAAATTTACGAGGTTTTACATATAATCCTATAAGAATAAAATACAATACTGGAAAACACGCCATAATAGATACAAATAAAATGGTATTACCATCAATACCATCAAATAGCATATATTGGTATACGCCACTTGATGATAAGAATTCACAGTTCTTAGACTTAGAGAAAAGGTGGAGATTGAATTCTATATACAACTCGTTGGTACCAAACACTTATGTATATGATTGGTACGACCCAAATGGTACGAGATATATAGAAAGTTCATATGTATCAAATGTTATAACAGATGATTCTATATATGTGGCAGACCAAGGAGGTAATAGACAAACAGATAGATTAAGAAATCAAAATACTACTTCATATCTTTTTATTGGAGAGCTTTATAGAGAACTCACCGTAAATGAACTATATGGAAATAGTTTATCAAATATTAAATGGATTCCAATAAGTGATATATTTAATGTTGACAATACTGTAGATAAAACAAATGGAGATACATACTACAAGAATTGGGAGTGCTTAAGAACTTATCCAACAACTGAAGAAGATGAAAACTCCGTTGTTGATATAGTATCATTTATGGTTGAAACACATATAAACCTTGATGGTAGATGTGATATTAACAAAGGTTATACAAATCAACTTAACGCAAGGCCAACAAACTTTGGTCTTATGAATGATGTGTATAGCCAACAAAACAATATATTCAAATACAACATTCTTGATGAGAGATTTGACCATAAAAGTTTTCCGAACCAGTTTGCTTGGTCTCTCAACAAGCAAGGTGTATCAGAGATAGATACTTGGACTTCTGCAACTCTTTCAAATATAAAGAATGTTGATGGTTCTTATGGACCGATAAATGCAATAGAAAAGCTCAATGACACACTAATAGGTTTCCAAGACAGAGCAATCTTTGCTATAAACTTCAACAATAGAACACAGATTAGCACAGAACAAGGGCTTCCTATTGAGCTTGCAAATAGTGGTAAGGTTGATGGTGTCACATACATCACGAGAAACTATGGTTGTAATAACAAGTATAGCATAGTCAATGCAAAGTCAGGTATATACTTTATTGATGATGAGAATAGGGCTCTCATAAGAATTGGTAAAGATGGGTTGGCTGATATATCAACAGCAGCTGGAATGTCTGTATGGTTTAGAAATATTGAATCATACAACAATTTGTGGGGAGGTGGTTCTCTTGGAAATGCTATTGTATTACAATATGATAGCAACCGTGGGGACATATATATAATGAGACATGTTCACAACAACGAAAGCAATTGTATTGTATATAATGAAATATTGCAATCGTTTACATCTTTCTTTGATAATGAGTATGAGTTTCCATTAATGTATAACTTTGGTGGAGAAACATATTCACTATATGGTAATTCATTCTATAAGATGTTTGGTGGAAGCTATCTTAACAATTATAGCATTGATTATAGGATTAATCCAGAACCTCTTACTGATAAGGTATTTACAAATCTTGAATATATAGCAGACTGTACAGATAGTGATAATGATGTAGATACAAGGCAGATTATAGAAAGTGATATACCATTCAGCAAGATTGAGGCTTGGAATGAATATCAGTATGGCTCTTCTGATATAACAGAAGACAAGTTTATGCCAAATAACTACAAGCAAAAATTCAGGATAAGGAGGGTTGATATACCGAGAGATTCTAATAGCAACTATGGAATGGATAGAATGAGAAATCCTTGGATACATTTAAGGCTATCAAGAACAAGTGGGTTTAATCATAAGATGACATTCCACTCAATGCTTGTAAGATACTTTAAATAAAATGATTCAAAGGAGATAGACAGCTTGTTTATCTCCTTAATTTTTTCTTAAATAAATTGCTGTGGCTGAATATATTTTATATCTTTGCTATGTTAAGTAAGTTATACAATTTTAGTTATGAGTAATTGGGGAACCAACTCAAGAGATGCTTGGAGCAAAGCTTGGAGCAAAGATAATCTTGGTGGCACTATTGGTGCGGGTGTTTCTGGACTCACAGGAATAGCATCTACCTTTGGTGAAACATCAAGACTTAAAGAAGGTAAGATAAATGAGCTTGACAATCAAATTGATGATATAAACAATACTCAGTTTGGTTATGGAGATTATGATAGCCTTCAATCAGCTTTTATCAATCCGCAGATAAGTGATTTTAGCTCATATGATTTAAGGCAGTCTGATGGAGAAAGAGCTGTTGGTACACTTAAAGGTATTGGTTCTGGAGCTATGGCTGGAGCTACTATAGGTGGACCTATTGGTGCTGTTATTGGTGGTGCTGCTGGTCTTGTTTCTGGTCTTGTTGGTTCATTTACCGGAAATAGAAAAGCAAAGAGAGAAGCTGAAAGACTTAATGAGGAAGCAGAAGAAGCAAAGAATAGATATCTTGCAAACTTCTCTAATAATGCGGAACAGATTTCTCAAAACAAATTTAATACGGCAGCTCTTAATCTTGCTGCTTTTGGTGGTATGCTTAAGAATAACAATATAGATAATTTCACAAAATCAAAAGTAAGACTCGCAGCTTTTGGCGGTAATATGTTTTCTCCACTTGGTAGAGAAGATGGATTTACCAATGGTGTAGTAAAAGTCAATGAGGGTGGTTCTCATGAAACAAATCCATACGATGGTGTTCTTATGGGTGTAGACCCAGCAGGCACACCAAATCTTGTAGAAGAAGGTGAGGTTCTGTTCAATGATTATGTGTTCTCAAACAGGCTTTATCCTACTGGTGGTCAGCTTGAATCAGTAAGACTTCCAAAGAGATATGAAGGTAAGTCATATTCAGAAATAGCTTGGGATTTGCAGAAAGAGTCCCAGCTAAACCCGCTTGACAAGATTAGCAGGAACACACTTATTGATTCTATGGCAAAACTTACTACACTGCAAGAACAAAGTAGGGAAAGAGACCAAGAGTATCAAGCTTTTGATAATCTTGAACAAACGTTTGCTGATGGTGGTGATATTCATATAAATAAGTCAAAGGTTGGTACATTCACAGCAGCTGCAAAGAAACGCGGAATGGGTGTTCAAGAGTTTGCATCAACAGTGCTTGCTAATAAGGATAGATATTCTCCCGCAATGGTACGTAAAGCAAATTTTGCACATAATGCAGCTGGCTGGAAGCATGCTTTTGGTGGTAAGATTGGCAATTTGTTCGCTGGTAATGGGGAGTATCCTAATTTCTTGGGTGTTGAGCAACCAAAGTTTAGTGTACCACAGATTGTTGGTTATCTTCCAGAAGTCGGTGTGGTTGATTGGTCTAATCCATTTGCAGCAAACAAAGCCATACTTGATGCAAGAACTAATGAACCACAAGCTCCAGTAGACCTATTCCCAAATGGTGCTGTTCCAACAACAGCTGGTAGTGGTAAAAACAATACCAACAGACCAATCTTCAGAACAAACAATCTTGCCCAAGCATTTAGGGCTGTACCGGTTGTTGGTTCTGCAATAAATGCTATTGGAGATGCTTCTGGTTGGAGAAACAAAGAAGACTATACTTGGTCTGACAGGATTGGTAATGCTGCAAGAACTATAAGGAATGTAAGAAACACACCAATTGGTGGTTATATGGCATATAATCCTTATGATGTAGACTATGAAATGAATAGACTACAAAATGTTGGTCTTGGAACACAGAGAGCACTACTTGATACTACTGGTGGTAATTCTCTTGCTGCAAGAAATGCTATGCTTGCACTCAATAATAATATAACAAGTCAGATGGGTGAAGCAAGAAGGGGTGCAGCAGCAGCAAATGAGGAAAGAAGAAAGGGTGTTCAGCAATTCAATACTGGGATAGACCAGTTCAATGCTGGACAATCACTGAATTCTCAAATCTACAATCAGAGAGCAGACGAGAAAAGGGTTAATGATATTATTAGACAAGCAATGCTCGCCGATAGTATTCAGAGTGATACATCGCAAGCAAGAAGCACAGAAGAAACAGCCGCTCTCAATAATGCTGGTCAGTGGGGTAATGATATAATGTACAATGATATGGCAAGATACTATCTTGAACATATAGCTCCAAATAATGATGCAACAAGAGATGCTTCTTGGATTCTTGGAAGAAGATATGGAGCAAATGGTGGAAAGATTAAGAAAAGCAATATAAAGGAATTTAAAAAGAAGTAGGTATGCCAAGATATTCAATGGTGGCCCCAACTTTTAATCCTGTTGATTATAAAACGAGGATTCAACCGTTGGAGCAATATAAGGAAGAATATGATAAGAGAATGGACGCTCTTGATGAGCAAGATGTTCTCGCAAGCACTATTGGTGGGTTGATAGATGAAAATCAAGACCCAGAATTGGCCAGAGTATATAAGGATTATAATGACAAGATGGTCAATACAGCTAATGAGCTTTTGAGAACCGGTGATTTAAGTTCAAGCAGAAGGGCTTTGAGGGAACTGAGAAGTGATTATGCCAATAAGCTCATACCAATACAACAGGCCTTTAATAGTAGGGCAGAAGCTGCAAAGGCTTTTAGAGATGCAAAGATAAAAGACCCGAGTCTTGTTGGTAACGACCCAGTTAACACTAATCTTGGCAGCTGGATGAATGGTAAAGCGCCAGATACATTTACAGTAAGTGGTGATAAGGTTTATGCAGAAGGTCTTGCTGATGCAAAGGCTCAATCTGCAAGATTGAGAACAGTATTGAAAGATTGGGGGATTGATGAAAATCTTGGTTCTCAATATTTTGTTCAAGCTTATCAATATGGATATAGTGCAGACCAGATTGGTGAAGCACTTGCAAACCTTGCAGGCAAAGACATTTCTGATAAATCAACACTTAATGGTATTAGTGAGATAAGGTCGGCATATGGGTATATAGCCAATGCACTCAATAGGATAGGAAACGCAAATGGTGTTGACAGATTACAAAATGTAAATGACAAGAGAACTGTGTTAAGTAAAGGTCTTGATGGAATACTTGCTGGTCTATCTTATGACTATAAAGAGGAAAGACAGAAGAATGAAGACTTTATGTCAAGATACCAAAATGCTATGCTTAATCTTAAGCAGCAAGAACTTGCTTGGGAAAAGAGCGATGAGAATCCAAGGAATATAGCAGCAAGAGCAACAGCTGATAAGAAGGGTGGTGGCACCAGTGGTTCAGGCACACAGAGAACACCACAATATGGATTAAGAGTATATGATAAGAATGGTAATGTTTCAAGGCATGGAAAGTCTTCTGATGAAGTAGGTGTTGGCACAAAGAAACAAACCGTATTAAATGGATATAGTAAAGTAGTTGTTGGAGAACATGGAACAAGTGAGGATATCAAGAATCAACTTACCACGCAAGATATAAAGACGGTTGCAAGAGACCTTGGTATAAAGACTAAAACAATTGAGTATGGTGTTGAAAAAGAAAGGTCAATTGATGATATTGTAAGTGATATCGAAGAAAGACTTGAAGAAAATCCAAATATGACAATATATACAACAAGTAAGATTGGTTTTGGTAAAGATGGCAATAGAAAGGAAACTCAGGGTAATGTTGCTGTTGATAGCTCATCTCCACAATCTATTATAACAAGTGGTGGAGAAGAAAGAGGCAGTGCTATTGGTGATGTACAAACTGCTAATAATGTTCAAGCCCAACAGGATATGCAAGAGCAACAAGAAACAAATGTTGCAGCAAATAGATTAGGAAGATAAATAATTTGACCTATGCCAATAAGAAGAGACAATAGTGGTAAGTATGAGGTTGTTGGTATATCTGGACTTTCAGACAATGAAAGGAAGGAGTATATTGACAATGGAGTAAAGTCTGGTATATTTAAATCAAACGCAAGTCTTGAAGAAATAGATATAAACTATCAACTTGACGAATTGCTGAATAGGTATGATAAATCATATCTTAAGGAAAATGTGAAGAATAATGACGATATAAAAAGATTATATCGTGATACCATGATTCAAGATGGGTTTGATGAAAAGTTTGGTATAGATGAAATTGGCCCAAATCTAAATCTTGATGAGTATAATAGATTAAATAAGAAGCTTACAACAGAAGGCAAGCTTGACCTACTTAATAGCGATTGGAAAACAGAATCGGAAATTAAGGAAATAGAAAACATTGGTAGCAACCTTGCAAAAGAGTCGAGGTCAAATCAATATATTGATTCTCCATTCTTTGAAGAACAAGCAGAAAATAATTATCCAGAAAATACCAAAGAACACTCTGATAAAGTTCTTCAAGATGTAATATCAAGAGATTATGAGAGAAAAGTTTCTGCTCTTTCTCCAGAGATAGAGCAGATAATAAATAGTATTAAGCTTGAAACTCAAAACGGTGGGATACAATACACACCAGAAGAAAGTGATTGGTATAAGAATACGCTGATAAAGTCTACCCTTGAGCAAGCACCATCAGAAAATGAGCTGAAACCATATATTGGTCAGTATGAGAAAATAATTTCCGGTGGAATGGGTTCAACATCAAGAGTGTTGGATGGAGAAGGTAGACAGAAGGCCATTCAGGATTACTGGGCATCTACTGTTGAGAATCTTAAGGATACTCCGGAAAACAGGATTGACTGGCTATTTAGGGATATATCAGCAAGCTCAAATTACTATAATGCATTTGAAAATACACCGCATATAAGAAATCTTACTCTTGATGACAAGATAAGATACATTGCAGAATTCTTTGCAATGAACAGTAACTTTGATGGCAATGAAGCTTTTGAAAATCTTGACTTGCAGTTTAGGAAGCACATAGCAGATGACATGCCATTTATTGAAAGGGCTGGTAATGTAATGAACAATGTGCTTGTTGGTGGTGTTGCCAACCTTATGAACAAGGTGATATATGCTGAAAGTGTTGGCAAACAAATTGGTATACTTACATCTTCCGGTGAAGAAAAAGCATTAAGAGAGCAGAAATTTAATGATTGGCTGAATGGTAAAGATGAGAATGGAGAACTATTAAGCAATTGGGATAATCCACAATATTGGAATGGTGTAGACCAATATAATACTCTTGATGCTCTTGAGATAGATAGAGCTAATCACAATGGTGGTGTATCACAATATAATAATGTGTATAAACCAGATGAAGAGCTTAGGGTTTGGAGTAGGCAGACTCTTGATGAGGCTATTAAGATGGGTAAGTTCCTGTGGAGTGATTATATTATTGGTCAACTTACTGGTGGTGCTAATAAGTGGCTTGCTGGTCTTGGTAAGGTTGGTGGTGTTGCAGGTGCTGTTGGTGTTGGTCTTACAGCAGCATTTAATGCTGGTGGTATTGCTCAGGCATATGGTATACAAACATATAACCAAACGCTTGATGAATTAAGGCAGCAACTTGTTACAGATGGTCTTGAATATGCAAAGAGAACATCTGGAACAGACGACTCAAATAATGTGGAATTTCAAAGAGCATTTAATGAATACACCCAAGACCAGAATAGATTAAATGCAATAGAAAATGCTGCAAGAACAGCATATGTAACAGACTCTCTTATAGAGGAGCTGAGAATGACAGCAGCTAATCTTTCTTACAAGAAATGGCTTCTTGGTAAAGATAACACCACAGTAATGTTTGATGATGGTATTGCACCATTCAAAGAGGTTGCCGGTAAAATGGCATTGAAATATAACTCGGAACTTCCTCTTGCTGGATATTATCTTGGTCAGAAAATCTTTGGTGGATTCTGGTCTAACTACTGGGATGATGTTACTGTTGGTTTTGGTTCTGGTGTTGGTAAGGGGGCATATCAAGGCTTTGTAAATAGATATGATAATCCCGATGATTATGCTACTGTACACGATGGCTATACAATCAACTTTCTTGATGGAATAAACTATGGGTTCAAAAGTGCTGGTGATGCTCTCCTTGATAAGCAGTCTTGGTATGATGGATTCATTGGTGGTATTGGTGGATTGTTTGGGTTTATTCCAAACTTTACAACCGATGTAACAACAACGAGGGATAGGAGTACACGGGGTGGTAGAGCAATAGAATCAATAGTACAACATATTGATAATCCGTTAACAGTATCTATTAGAGAGGCAAGGACTGCTCAAGCAAACACAAAAACAATGATTGATGCAGCAAATAAAGTCCTGAAAGATAATGATAGGGTGTTGAGTGATATGTCCGGATATGTTGCATCAATGTTTCCAAAGGATAGAGCACAGAAGGGAATGAAGGAACTGAAAGATGATAAAACATATCGTGCTTTTGTTGTTGCAAAAATGCTTGCAAATGCGCAGTCTGATAGAGTATTAAGCCAGAGTTCAAGACTTACAAATGCTATAAATGAACTCAATGACCTTGCTTCTGGTAATATTCCAAGCTCTATTATTGATGAATTTCTTGCAGATAAAGATAATGAAACAATAGCAAACAATCCAAATAGCAGAGAGGTTGCAGCTGGTCTTATTCAAGGCAATGCAAAGGATTTGCTTGATATGATTAACTCATATAAGGATAAGATAAACAGGTTCAGCAAATCTACTAATGGCAGGGCAATGTCAGATGACCTGAAAGATGAGTTGGCTTATATGCTTACAATGGGAGATACTTGGAAGCAAAGAATAAATGATATAGAACAAACCATAAGTGGCCACGCATCTCCCGTTGATTCACAGTTAAGCTTTAGCTCTCAAGCTGAATATGGAAGTAGGTCTGGTTGGGAAAGAAGGATAAAGGTACAGAATGAATTCCTTGATGAAATCCAGAAGAGAATTGATGAGCAGGATAAGATAATAAAGGAGAAGGATGAAAAACTCAAAGGAATGTCTGACGCAAAACCGGAAGATGTCATTAAGGTTAGATATGAAAAGAGGATAGCAGAAATAAGAAAGGAATCATATTCAAACAGACTTGATGCTGAAAAGGAAACTCTTGAAAAAATAAAGGATGATGGTAATGCTTTTGTCAATGAAAAAGGTAAGCCAGTTGAGTTTACTGGATTAATGACCGAGAATGAAATACTTGGTCTTTCTCCAAAACAAAGAGCGTGGGTTCTTGACCCGATGCATAGGAATGATTTTTCAAAGAGGCAACAAAGGATTATTGAACAGACAATAGCTCATGGCAAAGAAAGAAGCGAAGACTTTGAACAGCTTGTTCAAGATTCTGCAACACTATCAGAAAGGATGGATGGTGTAAGAGTTGCTTTTGATAATATGGCAAACAATCCAGCAGAAGCATCTTTCTATATAAGACAACAAAAGGCTCAAAATGAGTTGAAAAGAACATCTGCATTCAGGCAACGACAAAAAGAAAAGATATTTGAGTTTATTGATAGTGCAAGCACAAATGAAGAAAGATTGTTGCGTGGTAGAAATGGTATAAATGGTAGTGGTGTTAGCACGGAGATTCTACAAGAATACATAGAACAGCACCCAAAGAAAGGAGGTTATCTTAAAGGGCTTCTTGAAATGTCAAAATTCAGTGATGATATATCAGGTGTTGCAAAAGATGTTATTCCAAATGAACAAAGAAGGATAAATGCACTTCAAACTGTGAAAAACATGTTTGATGTATCGAGCAACTTGAAAGAACTTGTAGCAAACCTTGAAGAAATACTCACTGATGAAAGCCTTAACGATAGTGATGTTCAAGTAATAAGAGGAGATATAAATGCTTTACTCAATAGAGCTCAAGAACTTGGTTACCAAAGAGGTGCAACCAAGTCTAAAGCATCTATGAAAAACAGTAAAAAGCAGAGAGAGGAAAAGAGGAAACAATTACTGGATATAGCAAAAAAGGAAACCGGTAGCAAAGAAGGGATAAAAGAGACAAGGAAAGAAGAACCAAAAGATAATGGTAAATCATCTCAACAGAACCTTGGTAGAAAGCAAGCTGATGTTGATGATGCTGAAACACCAAGACCAGAAGTTTCTGCTGATGATGTTTCAACAGAAGGTGTTATACCAGCTCCAACAATAGAAGATTATGTTGGTCCAGAGGTTGTTTATGACCCAGAGGCTGAAACAAGACCAATACAAGATGGTACAGCGTTTGTTGTTACAGATGATGGTCTGACAACATATACACCAAGTGTTGTTGATGAAGTTCCAACAACACCAAAACCAACAAGTGTTGTAGATGTTGACTCTGGTGAAACTGATTATCAAGCATATACTGAACCAGACCCAACATCTGACCTTGTTGGCAATACTATGTATGAGTATGATGCAGATGCTTTAAGATTTGATAAGATTGGCAAAGAGCAAGTAAAGAGAAAGGGTGCAGTAGAAGGTGATAGCATGAATGAGTATTTTGAATTCCTTTCAAGCCACGGAATGAGGGTTCAAGATATCATAGACAGAGAGTTTGGCAGGATTATAGATAAACATCCTGATACAAAGATACATTTCATGGTAACAAATCCAAATATTGAAGAGGGTGTTCCTGTTGCTGAACATGTTGGGAAAGATGGGAAAAAGCATGAAATGTATATCTTCAATGTTGTTGAGTTTACTCCGGAGATTGAAAGATTGCACAATAAAGACCTTGGTGGTGTTGTAGAAGCCAATGGTAAAAGATGGCTTATTGTTGGTACTACTGGATTCTCTTCAAGAATTGACCCAACTACCGGAAAGAGGGTATATGATAGCAACCAACTTAATAACTTTAACCTTATAAAAGATAAGATTAAACAGTCTTCTGGTCAATATTTTTCAAGCAAGGAAGGTGAAAATCAACTGTATCATGTAAGCCAAGCATATACAAATGTCAAGACAATAAAGCCCGGTAGTATTACAAAGAGGTTAAGTACAGACCAATCCACAGAAATGAGAAGTATTGGTCAGATACTTGAAGATTCTGTAAGAAATCCAATGGGACTTCAATATGAAGACCTTAAGTTTATCATACAAGAAAAGACAAAGGCTGTTACAATTGGTATTTCAAATGAGAAATATTATCTTCCATCTGCAATAGATAGAAACTCTGGCGCTGTATTTCTTATGGTAAGAGGTGCAAACAATGTGCTTGTACCAGTAAGATTAAATACAAAGAGGCTTAATGAAATAGACAGGACAACAAGGTTTGGAAGAAATATAGACAACCTTCTTACTATGATTACATCAAGAGACTTTAATGAAAGAAATGCAGCTCTTGGTGAACTTAGAAAGCTTCTTGTATTTGATGATAACAATAGGATTACCATTGGTGATGAGAAAAATAATACAATAACAGTAAGATTTAATGGTGGTGAACCTGTAAGATTCAATCTGAATTCAAATGAATTTAGTCAAACAGATTTCTTCCAAGAGGTTACAAATGCTGACTTCAAGATAAATTATAGCAGAAATAACCTGTTGCTGCAAGAAAGGTTTAAGATGATGGATGAGGCAGGTTGTTTCCAAACAGATATTGCATATCTCGGTACAACCAATGCAGCATATTATACATATCCAGTTGGTTCTGATGGTAGACCAATAATTGAACAAAAGGAGGTTAGAACAGAACCGGTACAAAATCAGCAGAGTCAGATAAATGGTAGGGAGAATACCTATGTTATCAACGGACAGCATTATAGAGAATCTGATAATGGCTTGTTTGATGAAAGGTCTAATCTGGTTACAGATGAATCCATAAGAACATCTTTCTATTACAACAAGATTATAACAGAGAGTGGTCTTACACCAGCATATACAGAGCCAAAGAGCAGGAATAGATACTATATAATAAGCAATGATGACAATAGTCCTCTTGTTGTAAAGCTTGACAGAAAGAACAATGTTACAGTTGCAACTGTTGAGCAATCAAGACAGATGATTGATAGGATAAGAGAGATAAAAGAAAGGGCTGCAAGAGAAAGGGCTATAAATGAGTATGATACAACTACTGTTGAGCCGGGCACTGAAAGAATTGAAGCAAATGAAATTCTTGGCATAACAGAAGAAGAGGTTTTAAATATGGCGCTTGGTGATGTTGTGGCATATAGAGAGAATCCAACTGGTGAACAACAGCCAGCACAACCATCACAAGAACCGGTTGCTGTAAACAGTCAATCTAATAAAGCTCCGATTGAAATTGGTTCAAAGGATACGCAGGAAAGACTTAGAAGGGTTAGTGGTACATTTGTTGGTGTTTCAAGAAACGCTGAATTTAGAGATTCGTTCAAAACAGTTATTGATGCAAAATCTTGGGGTAAAGAACTTACTGGTAAGAGTCTTGCTGAAATATCAAGCATACTTCAATCGCATGGTATTGAAACAACCAATATCAAAGATGCTCAAGCTTGGCTTGAAAATATAAGAGATTGCAAGTAATTAATTGATAATAAAAAAAATAAAGGGTGGAATCAACCACCCTTTATTTGTATTATCTTGTATAGTTATTCAGGTCAAACACACCAAATACACTATTATCTTCTCCGAGATATTTCAGCTTCTCAACATCCCACCAGAATGGTAGTGTATGCCTTCTTATATTATACCAATATTTATTCTCTCCTGCGTGTCTTCCACTACCCTGCTCTTTTAAGAAGTCTCCAGAAACTGCACCAATTACAGGATATGCAGCATCCCATAGTGTTCCAGTAAGAGCTGTTGGTCTATCAACAAATTTCTTTGCCTCTGTAACAGCACCAATCGGCGTGCTTGCAAACTCATCAAGAAGCAATCTTTTTTGCTGATATTGCAAGAATCTATACCACCATTCATCTCCCCTTGTTTCATCCTCATCACCAATAACAGCACCAAGACCAAACAAGAACACTATTGTAGCAATTTCAGTTTCACATCTCTTTATATTATATTTTTGTCTATCTGAAAGATTATCCCAATTCCTACCAGCCTTCTGCTCAATGTCATTACTTCTTTTAAAGAAGTTTCCAAGATAATCAATAGTATCAGACCAGAATCCCATTTGATTGTGTTGGTCAGCATTTGCTTTCTCTCTCATCTTTACTATATCTTCATTTGTAATATCCTGTCCTTTCAGGTTTTTCACACCATCTTTAAGAACTAAAGAGAATGAGCCATCAGAATGGTCATATCTTGTAAATGCATCAGCAAGTCTTATTTTTTCTCCATCAAGTATTACTTTTGTTTTTAAGAAGAAGTTTCTATCAAGCACGTTTCCAGCACCTGCTTCATAATGAAGCGCTCTATATCTTCTTGAATAATGCTCAACCATCCATTGCTTAAAATTGAGTACAGCTCTTCCTGCAATATCTCTATGAATTATACCTTTATCTTCTGTATTCATAGAGCCGTGGCACTTTTGATTTACAGTCCTTATTATTTGTTTTATATTTTGAAGATAAGTATCATCTATAGCACTTCCATCAATTCTTGTGTATCCATCTTTTATTCCAAGCTTTGCTGTTCCATCTTGATTGTTTGTTGTTTTTAGTGCATTAAACAACGACACAATCTTACCATCTTTATTTCTTACTTTTTCAGAGAAAAGTATTGCATACATATTGTTTAGATGTATGAGAGCTTCACCAGAAGCATATAATGCCATGCTGTTAAAACTTCCAATAAGCCTGTCAAACATTCTACCATAATATTTTTCACTTGATTTTTCTGAATACACCTCTTGTATCGGGTCAAAATATTCTTCGAGAACACACCCGAGTGTATTCTTTTGATATGTAAGATTATCCCAAATTCTTGCAGGAGATAATTTTGAACCGGCTGTATATGCCCTTGCTTTTATCAAGTCTTTAATATCAAAATATTCTCCAGTTACACCTTCTATTATGTTTTGAATATCACCAACAATTTTGTTTGATGTTCCACCAAGAACATTCAATATAAGTGCTTTGAATGTTCCCCAATTTATTACACCCTGTAATATTCTCCCAATCTTTCCTTGGTCTTTAATTTTCTCTCCATATATATCCTTGGCTATCATGCCATTAAGTAGCGCGGCAGTATTTGTTGCTTCATTATTTTTTACAAGCTGCTTAAATACTTCAATATCACCATTTTCAACCTTTTCAAACAAGCCTTTCAAACCCTCACCGTGAGATACTTTTGATGATTTTATGTAATCTGCCGAAAGCTCAACGAGGTCTTTTATTTCATTTATTGTATTATAATTGCATGCAGTAGATGCAAGATGCTGTAATGCTCCAGAGAAATCATGAAGGAGCTCATCTTGATTATTCAGTTTATTCACATAGAATATTGGAATTTGTCTTAACGGAGCTCCGTTATAATCTCCTTTTCTAATAAACTGCCTTTCACTATCAAGCACAATTCCATTCTTTCCATACCTTGTATCATCTTCTTTTATATTTAGATTCATTCTACTGATAAGAGTTTTAACAGCAGAATATATACTTCTTCTACCATCAAGCACCTCTCTCATAAGATTTATCTTGTTCATTCTTACTTGTGGTGCATAGAATTGCTTTTGTGCATATTCTGGAAACAGGGTGCCAATTCTACCCTTTATATCCATCATTGTTTTATAATATTCTCTTTGTGCAGCATCCCAATTTCTATCAAACTCAATATCTACCGGCATTTGTATACCACCAACATCCATATAGCCCTTTATATGATACATACTGAGTTTTGGAACCATTTCTGTTCTTCCGGAAATTTTATCAACAACAAGCTCCTCCGTGTTGTTTTTCTCCCACTCCTTCATAGCAAGCTCAAGCGCTACACCACTAAGGCCGCCCTCTTTTGCAAGGAATTTTTTATGCATGTACATTTGGTGATAATATTCATCCCAGTCATAGTTGCTGACAACTCTTCCATTATCACCATACATAAAGTATGTATCTTTGTGTCCAGATGAGAAAAGTTTTTTTGTTGCTTTTTGTATTTCATCAGAAAAGCCCAAAAGCATCTTATCTCTCTTATCATTAGCATCTCTTATAATACCGTTAAGTCCAGCAATCAATGGATTTGACACCCTACTTAAAGAGTATAGATAATCCATCATTGTTGAATCTGCTATAGACATCTGAACAATATCAGCAACAGACATTCCGTTATAAACAGTATCTCCAAGAATGTCTATAAAAGTGTCTGTTACAGTGCTTGTTATTATATTATTGAGCTCATTTTCAAATCTTGTAAGATTCTTTAGAACTTCTGATGCCGTGCTTGTCAACAGTTCTATATCAGACTTTCTTACATTTTCATCAATTTTAAGATTATCTGTCGAGCACAAAGATTCTACTATACTCTTATATTGCTTTACAAAATTTTTAGCCCTCTGCAACACCCTTGCCCTATTTGCTTGGTATTCAAGATTTGTTTGTGCTTGTTTTACACTTTCTATTGCGGTCTGCATCATTGGTATATAGTTGTTTGCTTCCCTTAAGAAGCTACTACAACTTTTTACAAATTTACCATTTGACAGATTATCCAACGATTCTTCAAGCTCTTCTTCTTTACTTAATATAGTATCATCTTTTACACCCTTTCTTGATTTCAATACAGAAAGCTCTCTATTTTTTGCTATTGCTATCTCTGTTGCAGCATCTGAAAGTTTAGATATTTTAGAGTTTGTTGACTGTATAACATCTGAGCCAATACCATATTGAGCATTAAGGTCTTTCATTGTTCTTGATACCTCAAATTCTTTAGCATTATATGCTGTTCTTCCAGCATCATTAACAGCCTGTTGTATTGGTGTAACATTTAGCAATGATTTATCTTGTAGTTTTGATAGTGATGCCCTTACAAAGCTTTGTGTTGTTTCTGTTTCATTCGATGTGCCATTGATTACTTCAAGTATTTTATCTGCTATAACATCCTTATCATTGCCCCACTTTTGTTCCATTCTTTGAACATATGGTTTGTCCTTTCCAAGCTCCATAAGAACTCTTATGTCCTGATGTGTTAGGGTTTTTCCAGATGCAGATTGTATCCTATAAATATAGGATAGAAATTCACTTGCTTTCATAGGCGTTACAAGTGTTGGTGCAACATCTTTAAGAGAATTAACATCAACACCCTGAGATTCAAGACCAGCTTTTAAAGAATCCCATATTGAAAGATATCTATTAACCTCTCCTTTGTTTCTATATGTTCTTGAATTTGTTTTGTCTATAATAATTTCAAATCTATCTTCATGTTGATATATAGATGCAACATATCCATCATGTTTATCATTGAATGCCTTTGCTTTTGATAATGCTTCTTCAGCATCTTCAAACAAAACATTTTCACCCTTATAGTTTACTACACCAGCTTCTCTTGACAATGAATAAACAGCTTGTTCTTGGTCTTTCATGAATTTGTCCATATTAAAATATGTCCAAACATCTTTTGCATCATGCTCTCCCTGATAGTTTCTCTCGAATCCAGCATTATCCATACTTTCTGCAACGCCGCTTTGTAGATATGATGCATACAAAAGGTTTATAATACCCTTATCCTGCACAAAATCATGAAGGTGTTTGTATAAAACACTGTGTTCTTCGTGTGTTTTTCCCTTGCTATCAATTATTGTTACAGATGGGGCTATTATACAATAACCCTTGTTCCATTGATTGAATCTCCTTATTACTTTTTTTGCTCTATTGCTCATAATATACAAATTTAGCAGAATATTTTGTAAACTTCTTCAAGCTGTTCTCTATTTAATTCGAGACCTTTTTTCTTAAGATTATCATCAATATATTTTATATATTGCTCTCTTGTTTCATCCTTCTTTTCTTGAGAATAGTTCTTGTGAGCTTCTATCGTTTTATCTGTAAACAGTAACCTAAGTGCTGAAGCAGCATCAAAATCAGAATTATCAACAGACTCAACAACCGGTGTTTCATCAGCTATATTTTCTATTCCATTGTTTTGCTCTGTTTCACTATTTATAGCATCTTCATTTATTGGCGACTTGCTATATTCAAAATATTCACCATTATTTCCAAGTGGCTTGATTGCTTCATAATATGAATTATTATTTAAATCTGTCATCACTTTTCTAAATATCATAGATGAAGGGCTGTCTGAAATCTTAAAGAAATCAAGTCTTGATGCACTATAGTCTGATGTTACATAATATGCTCCAGATTTTTTAAACTTTGGTTCTTTTATCACTGGAACAAGCTTTCTGTTGTTTGCGTTATTCCTTATAAAATTAACAACAACTTCTTCCGGAACTACTTCTTGACCATTTACAAATGTATCTACATATTCTTTAAATGCTGTCTTTACTGGAACTGGAGCAAGGTTCATAAAGCTCTTTGGGCTGAATCCTATTCCACCTTTGAAAAATGCATACTTAAACAATAGCCTTGATAGTTTTGGATTAACCTTTTCAAGCTCTGCCCAGCCCATCATAAGTGCTTCTTTCTGCGTTGCATCAAGACCTGTTGTCTTTATTGAAAGCACGGTTCTTGTTTTACCATCAGCAAGATTTATAACATCTGGTTGTATTGCTTGTATCAAAGTGTTATTTTTATACCTTTCCTTAACTTTTGTCTTGCCAAAGAAATCCTTTGGGAATTGTTCAATGAGATATTTTAACTCATCCATACTTATCGCACCAGATTCAATAAGCATTGCAGATTGATAGAAATCACCGAAAGAAGAAAGTTCTTTCCTGTAATCTTTTGACATTAATCTTCTTGTAAGATTTTCTCCGAAGAATGTAAGTGCTGTTCTGAAATTCAGACTATGTAATGGAGAATCCGACATAAGCTCTCTTGCCAAATCAATTGTTTTGCTGAAAGAATCTAATATCGGGTGGTCTCCAAGCACATCATATTGTGTTATCTTTCTTGTTCTTGTTGGTGTTCTTGAGATAATTTCACTATTGATAAGTTGTGGTAATGTATTATCATCAATAACAATGACCTTTCCATCAATATTTATAACATCACCAATACCAACAAGTTGTCCATTGAAAGAGAATCCTTCGGTTTTCTTATAAACATTATCTCCGAAATGGTTGAACTTATATTCCTTTGCAATATTATCAACAACAAGCGGACCCATAGCATTTGCTATAGAGTTGAATCTTGTGCAGAAGTCAAGGCCTCTTGCTTCATTTGCTATTTTTGAGAATCTTTCATATGCCTTTAATATCTTGTATTCTGACTCTCTTGTTGTTTTTCCCGCTATTGCATTTTCAACCTCTTCTTTTGAAAGGTCTTCTGTGTAAAGTTTTGAGTAATAAGTTTGCCCCTTTATCTTATATTTAATCTTATTATCTTTTTCAAACTTCCTTATTTTTTCAGATATTACACTATTTAGAGTAATACTACTATCGTTAAGCTTTCTCTTGTTGTATTCTTCAAGAGCATCAGATATTGTCTTTGTTGAGAGAATATGTGCAATATCTTCAAATGGAATACCCATTCTTATTGCAATGTTAAGAACATTTACAGTATCTGCATTAATGTTCATAAGATTGAGAACCGGGTCTTTTACAGCATCTGCTGCTGAAGCAACAAGACTACCAAGTATCTTGCTTATTCTTTCTCCAGAGAAGTTTATCTTTTTATCAATATCAATAAGACCTCCAAACGTTCTTCCAAATATTGATATTTTACCACTATGCAAGTCAAGAGCGTTATCAATATCTATTGCATAGCCATACCCTTCAAGCGCAGTATGTGCAGTCTTTGCTACTGCAAATATTCCAAGTATCTGTCCAGCAGCTGAATTTTGCTTATAGAATTGCGCATGGGTATCAATAAATACTATATTTTTATCCCTATAGCAAAGTTTTTTAAGCTCTGATGAAGACATTTGTTCAAGCTCATCAAGAGTGTATGGTGTACCATCAGCTTTCTTTGCACCAAGTTTATATGCAGTCACTGCATACCCAACTCTCTTCTGTGGGTCAAAACCACCGGGATTAAGTATCTTGTCTGTTGTTGTTGCATGGGTGAGTGTTGCCCAAGACATATCAAATATCTTATTATCACGGTATGCTCTGCCTTCACTCTTTACAGTTGCTCCATACCTGAACTCAAGATATTTATCTCTGAGCAGATTCTGTATAGGGTCTTCTGATTTTGCAAATATATCACCCTTTAAGAACTCTGTAATCCTCTCATATTTCTTGTTTTTATTGGCTATTTCGAGCTCTTTTGTGTATCTTCTTGCTCTCTCTGTCTGTATATCTTTTATTCTCTGCTCATATTCAGCTTGCTCTTCTGCAATCTTTTCATCAAGCTGCTTGTCAAGAGAATCCTGTCTCTTGTTATACTTTTCTTCTGACTGATTCTTGCTTTCATTCTCATCAGACTTCTTGTTATAAATTTCATTTATCCTGTCAACATTCTTTGAGTGTATTTCACCAACATCAAGAAGTCTTTGGTTTATTGATTTTCTCCTTACTTCATTACCATCCTTATCCTTATATATAATATCTTCCTCATCAATCTTTCTTGCTATCTCATCCTTTTCTTCCTGTGTAAGTATATCTTCAGGAAGGACAGATGATAAGTGAGCTCTTAATCTCTTACCCCTTTCTTTAAGATATGCTTTTATTGATTCTTCATCCTTCTTGTTTGGCTTGAGTTCATCCTTTATTGCCTGCTCAAGACCTCTTGTAAGTTCTATTTGTTTTCTTACAAGATATATCTTATCAATATCAAAGTCTGCACCAGTGATTGTTGTTATTTCATAAGGAAGCATAAGTGCATCTCCAGCTTCTCTTGGCAGAAAACCAACAATCTTTATTGGCATTACACTATACTTATCCTCTGATGGAATTCTATATCCAATCATCTTGAGAAGGTCTGGATTAACCCTCTCTATTGCCTCTATGTTTATGAATCCACTCTTATCACAGAACTTCAAAAGCTCATCTGAATATATTGGTGCAAAAGCTTCATAGTATGCTATTCCATCTTGATTTTCAGCAAGCCACTCTTCAAATGATTTTCCGTCATGTTCCTCGGGTTTATAATCATTCTTCCTTATCTCATTCCCAGCCTTATCTTTGAATACAATACTCAATCTTCTTGATGTTCCAAAGTTACTCACCTGAACAACGGGGCCACCAGCAATCTCTTGCTTATTAACCATCTTCTTTATAACAGAGTTGAGCAATTGCTCAATCCTCTTTGATTGGATAGGGTCATTAAGCGGAATTCTGAAGTTACCGTTTTCATCAACAGAGCAAGCCTGAAGCATATCAATACCATATCTTGATGGATTGTTCAGAATTTCTCTTTGAAGAATCTTTGATATTGCAACATTTCTGTCTGCTTTTGATATATAATAATCTCCAAGGCCAAGCTCTTGCTGAAGATGTGCTATGTCTTCCTCTATATTTTGAGATATTGTTTCTTCATATTCCTTTCTAAATTGTTTTGCATCGAGTTCTTTTGTTACTCCATTATCGTTAAATGAGTATCTTACTGGATTTCCGTTATCATCAGATACCTCAAGGTCTGATGGAATAATATATCTAAGCTGTGAACCAAACGCTTGAAAGTGTTCTTTAAAGTGTTCTGGAATATCCTGTTGCTCACTATAATCTCTTATCTTAAGCCTGTCGACATAAAGGTCGTTATACTTTCCATCTACTATAACATTATCAACCAAATATTTGTATGCAGCATCATATCCTTCCTTTGAATTCATTCCAAGAAATTGGTTGAGATTCAAGGTATTACCTATACCAGTCTTGACACACGACTTGAACATGACCGTATCAATACCATCATATCCAAACCTATCATATGTCATTTCCATGAAATCTGCAATAACCTTTAGCATATTTGGCATGCCCGTATCTTCATCTTTCAGTATTGCATCTGCAAGAATCAGAAGGTATTCAGAGTTCTTATATTGAACACCCTTCCTTATTGATGATAGTGGAGCATTCTCAACATCAAGCTGCTTTGATATCATACCATAAGCAAATGGCTTTCTTGGTTGAGTAAATGCATTCTTTACATCTTGATATGTATACTCTCCATATTTTGCAGGATTCTTGAGCTTATTGAACAAGGCTTCATTTTCCCTTGTCCAAGTACCAAACATAAATGCATTCTTCCTTGCAGCAGATATTGACTTGAATGCCTGACCATCTGTTACATTTATATCTTCAAACTGCTTTATTATGGAATCTTTTGTTACTTCCCAGCCTTTTGCTTCCTGTTCATTACCTCTTGCTCTTGCTGCTTTTATCTTCCTGTCAAATACCACAGAAAGATTTTCTATTATATTACTCTTTACCCCCTCAAAATCATCAAGAACAATACTCTTTATTGTACCATCACCACTCACTAAATTTCCATCAAAGTCTGTAGCGAATTCATTTGCCATAAGACCAGGTGAGTGAAGCTGGGCAAGTCTCTTTTGAATATCTTCAGCGCTTGAATATAATGCCATATCTGTGATTGTCAGTTGCAATATATTCATTGCTGCAAATGTATCATTCCATATAAAGTTCCTTATAGCTTCTTCCTTATTAGCAAATCCAGAATTTATGCCTTCTATTGAATCAAGATTATCGAATATACCTATTCTCTTCCACTCTTTTATTATTTCATCTGCTTTGGCATCCATTCCTTTCTGGATTGAACCAATAATGAAATTACCACTTTCATCTGTATATCCTGTAAGCAGCCTGTCTATTCTTGCTTCATCATCTGTTGTTGCTTCACCATTTATCTTCTTGTCAATAAGCTTTCCAAGCTCTGTTCCATTACTTCTTTCTTCATTAAGAAAGCTGAGGAACTGAAAATCCTTGCCCTTCTCATTTAGATTGCTTATTTGCACTTCCGAACCCTGCTCTTCCATCATTTTTACGGTCTGGATTCTTGAGATTTCCTGATTGAAAATCTTCTTCATTCCAGAAATGATTTCAGACTTATATTCAGGGCCAGAATATCTTATAAACCTTATGAATTCAGCTGATGGTTTATTTGACATTATTGGTATTCTGTACCAAGCAACATCTCTATCCAATATCTTTCCAGCAGAGAAATATTCAGAAATGAATGACATTATATATTCTGTATCACTCATTCCTCTCATATAACTTTTCTTATTAAAGTTGAGCTGAACCTTGTGAGAGAATATTTCTTTTCTCTCCTGCTCGCTCATTCCAGATAATATCTGAAGCCAAACATTCCTCCAGCTACTTGCAACGCTTTCATCCTTGCTTTGGTCTCTAAACCAATCCTCTCCAGCATACTCCTTTGATATAAATTCCTTGAAAGATGCATCATCAGAACCAAACTGTATAAACATCTTTGAAAGGAATGATGGAGTAACATATGATTGATACATCTTTCCATTATCATAGAATGATGTTATTGCAGTATCCTCAAGAGCCTCTGTAAGCGGTGTGAGCAGTTGCTTTATATTTCCCGATATTGAATAGCTTTCACCAAACTTGAATGGATTATATTGCTTTCCTCTGGATTCAAGTGATGCTCCTTCCTTCAGGTTTGCAACTATAAATCCCATAGTATTTACTATGTTCTTAAAGTTGTTTCCATTGAGTGATGAAAGCGTTAGTTCCGGTGATATGTAATATCCGAACTCATTAACAAATACAGATATTGCATTTGACAACACCTCTCTTGTTGCATCATCAATATCATCCAACCTTGCATCTCTGTATTTAAGTGTATCCTTATATATATCTTCAAGCTCTTTCAGTGCTCTTGTATTTACTTTCTTGTCTGTAAATATTGGAGAACTTCCAGATTCGTAACCATTCCTAATAAGGTCTCTTGCTTCCTTAAGCGCCGGTCTTTCATTTACAATCTTTGATACATACTTCTTTTTCTCATTATCCCAAGAAACAACAGAATATACTTGGAAGTGTTTTTCAAAAACCTTGAAGAACTGGCTTTGGAATTGCGTTTGGTTACCACTCTTATCTTCAAGCTTTTCTATTATCTGATTAACCCAAGGATTGGCATCTTCCTTTTCTTTGAGCTTGGCAATCATATCATTTATGTTCATAGAGCCTCTTGCCCATCTCAATATTGAGCTTGTAGCATCTCTTGGGGTCATTCTCAATTCAACACCCCACTTTGACCTCATTCTCTCATAGCTTCTTACTTTATTGCCATTCTCATCAACAGTATCTATAGCTCTTACTATGTAGCATTTACCGAGAGCATCTTTTACAAGGGCTGTTGCACTATTAAGCACATCTATTGTTCTTGATTCAATTTGCCAATGTTCCTGTATATTCCCTATTTCATCAAGTATGGCGTCATAGTCAATTGAAGATGTTAAATCATCAGCATCAATACCTATATCATCAATTACAGAGAAATCTTCAACACCATTCTTGTTTGTTGATTCCTGCGTTGCAAGATTAGATACAATACCAAATCCCTCTATCTGCGAGAATGTTGACATTCCTATTTTAATAAGAGCATCAAAGTTTGCAGCATAGAGGTCTGCTTGGTCAAACATATCAAAAGTCCAATTACCTTGTGGTAATTCAAACATTTGAGCTCTCACGTAATTAAGAAGGTTTCTTGCACCTATATATTGAACAAGCTCTTTATGGCTCATTCCAGCAATTCTCTTCTTTGCTTCTTCTATATTCTTTTCATCCTGCTTGCCAAACTTTTCTTCTGTGAAAATCTTATCTGGATTATCTATGAGGTCTCCTATTATATCATGTATCTTATATGCTACCTGAACAGCAACATCTCTTACTTCAAGTGGAGACACAAGTGTCCCATCAAGAAGATTGTCAACCTCCCTGTTAAACTTTGCAGACTGTTTTACATAACCCTCATTTGTCTTTCTTATAGCCTGCGGTATATTATTTTCTTCTGCATCTTGTCTATTTTCTACAAACTTTACAGGCTTGCCATTTTCATCAAACAATTTTCCTTGCCTTGAGTCTTCGTAGGAGTACATAACCCCCAAGCTTTCTGAAAGCAAATCTTCAATTATATAAGATATGTCACCATTTTTATTACCAAAAGAATCAAATAGTTCCTTATTTCTCGATACAAGTTTATATAACTTAAATATCGGTTCTGGCATAGATACAGAGCTTGTTTTCTTGTCATATCTATCTATACCATCAAGGTTATATAATGAACTCAACACTTTTGATAATAACCCATCTTTATCGTACTTTTTCAGCTCGCTATATTTAACATTAACATCTTTATAATCACCATTCTCAAAATCAACAATAGCGTTATAAAATTCCGCCTTTTCATTTTGTGGGAGTTTTGAATAGTCTTCATTGGAGAATTCTATCCTCTCTGTTATATATTGCCTTTCTTGCTCTGCAATATTCTGTCTTTCACTAAACCGCTCGTTTTCATAATACTTATCCCTGCTCCTTGTTATTTCCGGTTCATCAAGCAATCTATATATGGCATCAGATGCTTTTGCCATAAGTGTTCCGTTTGAACCAGCAAATATTCTTGTAAAGAAATTCTTTATCTTATCCCACAATGTAAGATTATCATTTGTCTTTATGGATTTAAGATTTTCTATTGTATTCCTATTGCTCCAAATATCAGCAATAAATTCTTCCATGTAATGAGCATTCTCTTTTCCTGCAATAGTTGTTTTTCTATATCTATAGTTTCTGAAATTATTGTTATACTCATCTATAATCTTATCAAACTCTGCTCTAAATTTACTATTACCAAGTATTCTATTTACAGTAATAGCGTGCATTACTTCGTGCAGAATAACAGAATCTGCATTCCCGTTGGCATATTGTGCAGAAGAATCTATATATATTGTTTTTTCGGATGCATTATAATAAGCTCTTCTTCCACCAAAATCATTCTTTCTTGTTTTTATTACATCTGTATCAACAACCTTTACTTTTACATCTGACAAAAGAGATTTTCTTCCATCTTTCTTTGTTTTCAGCAGGTCAATTATACCAGAAAATTCTGAATTTTCATCTATCAGAGACAATAATTCCGTCATCTTTGTTTCTTCTGTCTTGTTTTTATCCCAAAGTCCCCGTAGCCTTGTATCTCTTTCTCCAGAACTTGGAACAATTTCACCTTCACTATATATATTATTATCTTCTGTAGAGAATGTTCCTCTATTTTCTGTGGCAGATTTTATTTGGTTTGGATTTGTCACAATTATTTCTGAACCGTCTTCAGAAATAGCGCCATCATAGTTTCTTTCAGCTATATATTTTTTAAAATTTGATTCGTCTTGTATTCCTTCTTGAATTAAATCTAAATCAGTAACAAGAAGATTTTTTATATTTAAAAAAGCGGCATAATAATTGGTGGCTCTACCATATTTTTTTGGAGAAAAATATGTAGCATATGACAAAGTATTATTTGACCAGTTTCCATACTTGGTAGAATCGTTTTCATACATACTTCCATGATAAACAACCAGTGGTTCACCGTTCTCATCAACTACTTTAGAGATAGATTTAGAATCTTCGTGATTATCAAACTCAACAATATATGGATTCTCAATAAAATCCTTACCAAGATAAGGGTGCTCACTTAATGATTCAAATCCTGTATATCCTTCAGACTGTATAAATTCAAAGAATTCATTTTGTGTCTGCAACCCATCTTCTGAATTGTCAAGAATATCAAATCTTTTACCTGTTTTTTCATAAAACTCTTGACTTAGCTTAGTGTATTCATTGCTGAAATAACTAAGCATACCAGTAGTATCAATGGTTTTGGATTCTAAATTATTACCATATCTTGATGCTTCGTTCTTATCTATCGTATAGTAATTGAATTTTCTACCATCTTTGTTTGATTTCCTTCCCTGATATACAACAAATTGCTTTTCCCAATCACCAAACCAATTCTTAAAGTTCTTGGTTCTAACCTGTAGCCATTGCCTTTCTGTAAGATTTGTATCTTTGCCATTAGGTGCTTTCATAAAAGTACCGTTCTTTTCGGCGGCATCTTTTATGGACTGCATTTCTTTTTCTATTGATTCAAGGGTTTCTTGTGGCTCAGAAACAGTAACCTCATACTTACCATCCTTTGTTCTCTTTATATAGCTTGCGTCCTGAACAAAAAACTTATTAGCACCTTCTTTATATGTTTCAGCATCTTCCCTACTATCAAATATAGCTGGCTGTGAAAACTTTTCTTGCCAAATTTTTGTGGCTTTTTCAAGAAGGTGGTCTTCAACAAAATTATCTTTTGCTGATATCTGTTCTCTTATGTAATCAATAGATGGGAAAGCATCTTGTCTTGCTTTAATATCCTTTCTCCATTCTTTTATTATTTCTTCAAGAGAATCAGGATGAATATCAAGTATATCAACAATTTGATTAAAGCTTTTGTCTCTAATTATACAAGCCATAATATTAAGATAAGTTTATAATTAACAAGCAAATATAAGAAATATAAATCTTAAAGCGTCCTGTGTTATAAAAAAAAATAAGGGGTAATAGACCAAAGTCTATCACCCCTTAAAAAATAGTTAACTAAATAGTATTGGCTAAAAGTAGTAGCTATAACATAAAAATATCATACAATCTTTTATACCAGCCATCTTTTATTCTGCCAAACACGACAGACTCATCAATACATGTTAATGAAAAGAATATATGTTCAAGCAATTTCTTTACACCATCATGCATTTTAGCACTATCTCTTCTTACTTTCCACCACTCGTATTCAGACTTGTATGAAAACTCTCCTTTCCTATAAGTTCTTCCAGCAGAAAGATAATCACATACCATTTCTATAACATACTTATATGGTATCTTTACTGGAATACCACCACTATCGAGCCAATCCACCCAATATTCATAATGGTGTTTGTTTCTCCCCCTATGATGAAACCAAGCTTTTGAGTATCCTTTATCTTTCTTTGCTGCATTTATCGGACTTCCGTTACCTGTGAAATACTTTACACTCTCAAAGAACTCGACAGGAGAGAACTTTGATAGGTCGTGAACTAACCCACGCCAAGGAATACCACATTTTACCGAGTAATAGAATACCCAATATTTGTGTTTGAATATTGTATATAGGTGTCCGAAAAATTTCTGTATGTAGTTCATAATTAACACAATATAAAATCGGTTGCATAAGGAAGTTCTTCTATAAACTTACAGAAAGCACCCCAATCTTCTTTTAACTTATGAGACCTTCTTTGCTTATATATATTCCTTAATTGCAAATAGTTTGTTGAACACCTCATAAACAACTCTATACCCTGCGGGCAATTTGATATCACCTTCATAAAGTTCTCATAAGACTGGTCTATATTATAATCTGCTATAAGCGCTTTCATATTATATATTGTAAACTCATTAACATATTTATTACAGCACTTGTCAAAATCCATCTTCATTATCTTATGCATCTTGCTTGCCGAGTTTACAATATCAAGAAAGTGGTATCTCTGTAATTCAGGTGAGATATAGTTTGGATATTTGAGGTCAAATGAAACCCTTATACCGGAGAGAAAGTTGTTATGGCCACCATCAAGAGGGGCTAGCTTGCAGGCCCTTACAAGAGAATCTGTAAATTCATCTACAGTATATTCAGGAAGCTCTGTCCTCATTGAGTTCCTGCAAGCTATAACACTCTCTTCGAGGTCATAGACTTTTACATTACTTACTTCAAGCATAATTACATATCCCAAAAACCAGCATATTTCTTATCTTCTTCTCTCTTAATAGCTGCATCAAGCCAATCTTTTTCTATCACAACTATTTGGTTGGTTAAATCACACGAATAGTATGAATGCTCGTTAAAATTTGGAAGGTCTTCATACTGTTGATAATCTGGCCAACGAAATATATAGCCCAGACTTGCATTTTGTATAGCATCCATATTATCTATCAAGTATTATTTCTGTTTCATCACTGCACCAACCATTTGATTCTAAGTTCTTTACATCTTCAGAAAACTGGTCATATGTAGAATCATAAAGGTTGCATTCAGAAAAGTCTCTCTCTACATTATAGTTGCCATCCTCATCTATCCATTCATCAACTATCCTGTAATCCTTTACCTTAACCTTAAAGTTCTTATGCAATGTGATGCTCACACAAACATTTACTTCTTCTTCTGGATTTTCTTGTTCTGAAAGATATTTTCTTTCATCAGTTTCTTTGAATGAACCTAACATACCAAAGCCTCCGTTGTTAATAGTTGAAGCGCAACAGACATAGAGTTTTCAATGGAAAGCCTTACCACTTTAACAGGGTCTATTACACTTGATTCTGAAAGATTTTCTTGAGTATCAGTAAGGAAGTTCCATCCAAGAGTGTCTGTTACTTTATCTACAAGCTCAATCCTGCCGTAAGAGTTAGTGCAAAGTTGGTTAAATGGAGCATAAAGAGCATTCTTGATTTCATCATAATCACATATTTCTCTTGCCATCCTTACAAGTGTAGAGCCACCACCATCTATAACACCTTCCTCAAAAGCAACCTTTACAGCACAAACAGCATCTTCAATTCTATCATATCTTTCCTTCTGCTCTACCGTTGTAGTACCACCGACATAGATTGTTGCTATATTACCATTAAGACTTGAAATTCTTTGCCTCAACAACTCTTTTATTGGTGCAGCCTTCTCATTTTCCATATTCTCTTTGAGAATATCAAGATACTCTATATACTTTTGTCTTGGAGTAGCATTGTAAAGAACTGTTTCAATAAGCGTTGATTTAATCTTGTCAAGCTTGCCAAAATCAACATCTGTTGATGTTGGTCTTGACTCATAAATCTTACCTCCGGTTATTGACTGAATATCATTGAACAGGTCTCTACGGTGATATGAAGAACCTATGGATTTTATGGGCAGAACATTTACAACACCTTTAATATAGTTAGTATATAGCTGAGACAAGCAAATCTCACTAAAATCATTTGCAATTATAACAATTGGTTTCTTCTGTTCAGCCGGTTTTACAAGAGCATACTTTATCTCATCAATACTTTTTATATCATTATTATACAGTAGTACATAAGCATCACTATACTGCGCTTCATTCTTTCTCTTGCTACTATAAAAGTCCTTGCTTGCAATGCCAATCTTATATCTCGAACCCTCTATATATTCAACCTTTGTATATGGTTCATCATATTGCTCCACTATTACAGAGCCTTCTTTTCCAACCTTGCTGTAAGCTTCAGCAACAATCTTTGCTATATCTTCATCATTGTTTGCAGATATATATGCTATATACTTTGCATTATCATAAGTATAGTCAAGATTTCTTGCATTGTTTTTGAGGTAGCTGTTTGCTTTTTCAAGAAAATCTGAATAGTGTTTTCTGATATCAACTATACTTACTCCATTATCAAGAGCCTTCAACCCCTCATTAAAAAGGGCCTGTGCAAGTATGAGGGAGGTTGTGGTTCCATCTCCAGCATCTCTTGCTGTTTTTTCTGATGCTTCCATTACAATTTTTATTGCAGCATTAATTGCGGGGTCTTCACTATACACCCTGCTTGCTACAGAAATACCATCTTTTGTAAGATAGGCATTGTCAGAGCCATCGTAAAGTATAACATTCCTTCCTTTTGGGCCAAGTGTAACCTTTACAGCATCTGTAATAAGGTCTACTCCTTCCTTGAGTTTCGACCTTATCTCTTTTCCTTGTAGAATCATATTGTTTATTTCTTCTCCTTTCTGCAAATATAGTTAAAATAAACTTAACTGTCTGTTTTCAAGCTCTGAAATAATCTTTTTTGCTTCACCAATATAATACATATAGTTGATATTACCGGGGAATGTTATATAGTTTGACAAATCATTTGCTATTTTAACACCAGAAGCCTTGAACATATGTTCATATTTACTACCTTTTGAGTTCATTTTATCCCATCCAGCATTATATTCAAAGTAGGATACTTCTGGATTGTTAAAATATTCTCCACCGGGCTCTATCTGTGGTTTTGGAACGCGCTTATATGTATTATCTTTGAAGTGAACAATAACCATTTGAACAACATTGATATTATCTACTTTTCCTTTGTATAGATAACAACCATCAGTCGCAGCATAGTATCTGTTTATTCTTTGAATAGTCTTATCGTTATACTCAACATAATATTGGCTGTCAACCTTTTGATATGTAAGAAAGTCGGTTAGCTCTTTAGATTCTTTTATTGTTTTTTCTACATCAACACCATTGATAAGATACTCATCTACAGCTTTTGCTATTATCTTTGGCTTCATACCCTTGCCAATATTCTGTTCTTGAGAGAATATGCCAATAGCTTTTAATGTTCCATCTTTTCTTATTGCAAGATAGTTGTTTATATCATACTGGTATATCTTCTGGAATTCTTCAACATCAAGCGACAAGCAGGTTAAGCCTTCCCACACATCCAGCACCTTATGTTTATAATCAAAATCTTTATTCACCAAGAATATTATACCATCGGTATTTATTTGCACAAGCTTACATCCAGAACTTATAAGCATTTCTGCGAGTTTTAGAATAAATAGCTGACACGAAATATTTACCTGCATAGCATATAGTGGTCCATACAACCAGCTTTGATATACTCGATAGTTTCCTATTGCAGAATTGAGCACATTCTTAAGTGTTTTACTTGTTATAATATCTCCAGAATCCTTGGCTTTCAATCTTTCATCCCATATCTGCTTGAATACATACAAGAATGCAGTCTTGTTTATATGCTTTGGAACAACACCATAAGACAATATAAAAGATGGATACATGCTTCTTACATCAGCATATATAAGCTTTTCATTATCTTTTGGCACAACCACATCCCTGCCAACTATGCTATGAAGACCACCAACGCCAAAAGATACTTCCATATCATTCTGGAAACCATCATTCAGTAGGAAGTGCTTTTCATATTGTTTCTTGTCATTTATATTTACTGTTGTTTCCTTTATCTCTTTCAGAAGATTATTCAGAACACCAGACTTAAACTCAAGAAATGGTAGAACACAATCTTTTAATGCAATAACATCTTGTGGAGACTTCTTGTCTTTTATATCAGACCATTCAAGACAAGCTCTTTCAAGATACAGTTTCTTAAGAATTTCAAGCCCCATTCCAACATCATCCTTGCTCAACAGGTTGATATTATACCTCTTTGATGCCTGCTCTCTCAATCTAATCTTATCTTCAAGCTTGTAGAGGATATATCTTACACTTTTTGCATCATGAAGACTATACTCTTTAAGCTTTTCAATATCATCTTGTTCGAGCCTTTCATCATAAGACTTGTAGAAATCTTCAGCCCAAGTAAAGTTTGATGTTATCTGAACCTCTCTTAAACCAACCCTGCTTTTCTTTGGAGCTATAAGTGTGCATAGGTCAACAGTAAGAAAATGTCTTGTGTGTTTATATTGCTTCCATGCTTCAAAATCTTCTGATGTTATTGACTTTGCTACAATCCTGCTTATATCATATACAGCAACACATATATGCCACCAATCATCTGGCATTGTCCTATAGTTGTCAATAATGAAATTGAGTACAGGTATGCTATAATGTATTGTGTTATAACCAGCAAAAATATAGTCGGGAGATAAAAATATCCCGACTATATCATTTATCTGGTTTATTCTTTCAGAAACTTCGTAGACTTCAACATCATCAGACTCTGTGTCAAGGAATGTGCAAACTATTGCATTTCTGTATACTTTCAAATCGTAGGCAAGAGCCTGTTTTCCATTGATAATCATACTATTTATCTTGAATAAATTATACAGTTGTCAAAATCAAGAACCTTTCCATAATGTGTAAGGAAATCTACACCAAGAATACCATGAACTTCTTCACCATATTCTTCTTTGCTCCATTCAAGAGAATCTGTTATATCCATTACAAAGAATGTCTCAAAGAAAACTTCTTGCTCATTTTCAAGTTTCATTGAAATCACTTTCTGTGTGTCCATCCTTCCACTGACAGAAATACTTTCAATTTTACTTACATCAAAATTCAGGTGTTCGATATCAAGACCATCAAGAGCTTTGAGATTCAACACATTACATGTACTTCCTGAATCAACAACAAAATTCAGCTTTTTACCATTGTTCGTAAGTGGTATTATTACAAGCGCGGATTTATCAATAGAGTTTTTAAAAGAAACTTTAGTTTTAATTCTATGTGTCCAATAATTAACAACCATCCAAATGATACCAACAAGCAGTATCCCACACAAACATATAATTAAAACAATACTCATATCTACTCTCCCGTGCTACCAAACCCACCCCTATTTTTATCAGAAAGGTTATTTACTTGAACAAGCTTAATCTTACTTGAAAACAACCATTTAATCTTCTGCCAGAATGTTGCCTTTTGTGAAAGTTGTATTCTAAATTGTGCTATCCTTGTTCCAGCAGGTATTGATGTTTTTCTAAGTGCTATTGCCGAGAAATACCACTTATCTTCATTACCACAATAACTATTATCTATTACGCCTTGAGAGTTTGCAAGAATAATTCCATATTTCTTATATGTTGAACTTCTTGGTAGCACAACAGCCTCAAACCCCTTTGGAAGTTGCATTGCTACACCAAGAGAAATCATTTTGTTGTCAAATATTACATCCCTTGATTTTAAAACAACATCACCGGATTTTCTCTTGTGAAGAGTTTCTGCAAATGGTCCAGCCATATTTACATCTTCTTCTGTATACAAGTCAATCCAATCACCCTTTTTGATAATTTCGGGCATTTGTTTATATGTTTTAATCTTTACTTTCATATTGTTTTC